ATGTAGAACCACACCGAGGTGTGCAAAGAACAAGAAATTTCTTTTTAATAGGTCCGCTGTCTGGTTGATCACGCAGATAACGAAACAAATTAAGGTGTGATTCTTTTAATGGTTTATCAGTTTTAAAATTAAAAGGTCTATCTAATTTATTCATCTTTTATTCCTCTTTAACAAATCCATTATTTTCTGCCCAGTACTCTAACTCCTCTTCTGGAAACACGTCTTCTGGATTCATATTTAATCTAATCCAGTTAATTGATTCTTCTAATAACCCATCTAAAATAACAACATCCATAAAAGCTTTTTCTTGTCTTGAATTTACCACTATTTCACCTCGGCAGATAATATTCAATGTCAATAATAATCGGATTACGCACAATATCTTCAGCAGATAAGCTAATTACTTCAAGTCCTTCGACACCATCAAGTGCTTTAGCTGCTGATTTGAATGCTCCTTGTTGGTCTTTTGGAAGGTCTGATTGTAGTGTATCTCCACAAAGAACCATCTTAGTATTGACACCAACACGGGTAAGAAACAACCTGATTTCTGTTGAGGATGCGTTTTGAGCTTCATCTAAAATAACAAAACTATTATTAAATGTTCGCCCTCTCATCATATTTAAAGGAACAATTTCTAACCCTCCTTCTGCAATGAGTTGCTTAATTTTGCTTCTTTCCATATAGCAAGAAAGCTCATCAAACAAAGGTGTAAGATATGGACCTACTTTTTCTTCCATGTTTCCTGGTAAGTAACCTATGTCTTTTCCGACTCCCACAACAGGGCGACAAATACATATACGTTCGACAGCATTAGTTTTTAACATGTAGGAAGCCACACCAGCGGCAATGTGGGTCTTACCACTTCCAGCAGGGCCGCGAACAAACACAATATTGTTTTCTTTAATTGCTTTTATATATCTCTTTTGTTCAGTTGATCGGGCCACAAGTTTTGTTGGTTTATAACCAGAAGTGGCAGGTTTCTTTGTCCGATCATTCTTCCTTCTACTCATACAGGGATCACTCCTACTAGCACCAGCAACAATGTTAACATTACTAATGAAACTACAATAGAAAAATAAAGTGGTAGGTGCCTCAACCACTCTGTAGCAATATAAGTGCCAACAACCTTCATTGACACCATCGACCAAATTCCAAAGTTTGAATAAATAATCCTGGCAACAGGATTTAATTCGGTTTCAACAGTGAGCCACTGGCAACACCAAATATCAATAGCAGTAACCAACCAAATCCAGGCGATCAGAATTTTAATATATTTATCAGTCTGCATCTTTTGCAGCAACACCTTTATGCACAAGAGTTCTTCCATAAACCCAATCAATATGTGTTTCTTTTCTATTAAAAGGTTTGTTAAAAATTGGTTTGTCTATTCTTTTATTTTTTCGTTCATCTATCTCTCTATATTTATAGTCATTGATGGCGAAACCATCCCAGATATCACGAGGGTATTTTTCTAAAAATTTCTGTGCTGCTGTCATTGTTTCAAATATTTTACGCACTGGTTTGTGACGGTCTCTACTAGGTTTATCCCTGTAGTATTCAATTATAGCACGATATTTGAAATTGTCAAGTTCAATTCGTTTATCTTTAACATGCATTACGCCCTCCCTGGATAAAAAACTGAAAAAGGGATCTCAGGAGCATCGAATACATCTGGTGGGAGTTGTTCAAGAACCCATTGCGCTCTTAAAAATGATGTCCCTTTGTAATAAATGTAGCAATTTGAATTAATATCCAGTATAGCAGTATAATAAGGAGATACAAATTCAACACGTTTATCATATTTTACAGGTTTACACTTTTCTAAAATATCTGGCTTCTTTCGGTATTCCCTCATTACTTAACTCCCTATATCGAAATTCAATTTTATCACCTACCTTAAAATGTTTTCCTTGGAATGTTTTTGGCATATCTTTACCAGGATTTTCATATGCGAATTTTGTTTGTTCATCCGTAGAAAACTTACGTTCCTCGTCCGTGAACCCACTCAACTCTAGTCGCTTACCATTATAATCTAGAACAACAGCGCCAATTAAACCACGCAATTTAGACCCTTTATTAGTTTGCCGACCAGAAGTGAAACCGACAACAACCCCAGAATCATCAGAAAAGGGTTTAAATTTCAATATTGTCGAAGTTCGCTTTGGAAGCCATATAGAATCAGGTTTTCTTAACATGATTCCTTCTCCACCTTCACTTAACACAAAATCAGTGTAAGTATCCATAATTTTCTTCGCCGAATCATAATCATTTGGAAGCTTTTTATGGAGATGAAGATAACAAACACCTTCAGTTTGAATGTTGTTATTAAGGATTTTTAATTCGGTTTCAAAATCAAACGTATTATTAAACTGAAAATCTTCCATTACACCCGCGATCTCCCTGGCAGCAAGGAAATCTTTAATTTCAGGTATTTCAATATCTTTATGAAAATTGGTGTTCTTTATTTCACCAGGGGAGAATATTTGTGACGCAGGAGGAGAACCAAATACAGCGAATTTAACTCGGTCCCAACCTTCATCATCTGGAATATCCTTAGAAATAATAGATCGGAGAACTTGGAAGTTACGTCGCCCTGCGTATAACTCACCATCTAGGAACATTTGTGGCAGTTGATTAAGCCACCAATCAGGTGCCATAATAGGGTTGCCATAACGAGACCATAACCCAGTAGAAACAGGGCGGATTTTATCTTTTTTCTTTCCAGTTTTGGGGTGGATAGTGTTAGCCCAAGGAACACGCTCAGTTTCTACACCCCGAGAAATTCCGCCATCCCAAAAACAACGGGTTCCATCAAGTTTTTCACTGATATACCAACCAGCAGGGTTTTGATTCTTGTAAGTTTTTGCTAGTTGAAGAAATTCACGTCGCATAATTTAACCTTTATTTTCTACTTCAAATCCCCTGACTATTTTACCATTGGTGAAACGTATGTATGCTTGTTCTCGTACACCATGACCACAACAAGCATTGTCCACCCCTGGCAAATCACCTAAACATGGGTCTGATTCGTGCATTTCATGTTTTGAACCACATTTCTTACATGGTCTTGGTTTAGGGTCTCCACCATAACCTGGAAGAGGTGCAAGTGTGTCTTCATAAACCCACTTACCGTTCATGAATATAGTAGGGTGACCACGAAAGTTACTATGTTGCATTAACAGGCTCCACTAACGCATGAATAAGGATTTGGTGTCTATCTGGATCAGGTCGGCGTACAACACGCATAAGCACAGGGATTTTACCTTTCATACAACGAAAAGCAATCTCATTTTCTGGGATCGGTAAGTAAGTAGTTTTCACGTTTCCCATATCGTTAATTGCTTTACCAATAGCTCTAATCATTGGTCTAAGGTAAAGATTTTCAACTTCATCTCCAGTCAATTTAATAAAATCTTCAGTAGGGATGGAAACTGTAAGTGATTGCATATAATCCATTGTTGTTACAGGACCATCAACAACATCGACTTCTAACGTAGTATCGAGCAAACGTGACAAAGAAGGAACATTTCGGAATTGCATAAACACCTCTTAAAAAATTACAGAAAGAACATCAGTGACAGATTTAGTTGTTTTCATTACATTATAAACTTTTTTGACTTTGTTTTCAAGTGCTTTTTCTAGTACTTTTACTTGATACTGAAGCCGTTCCAATTGCTCGTGTAGTTGATTTAACTCTTGTTGCTGCTCCCTAAGATTGTTAACAGCTTCAGTAAGAGACTGCTTAAGTCTTCGGTTTTCTTCCTTATATTGATTAACAATCTGTGTCATTTTAGCTTCTCTTTTGCACATGGCTGCATTTTCTTCAGCCATTATTTTAATAGTGCACATTAATTTTTGAGAATACATGTTAGCTTCAAGTAAATCATCGTTAATTTTCTCGATATGTTGAACTGATTTGACCCGTCTTTGCCAACGTTTAGCATGTGATTCCATATCTGACACATAAAATGTGAGAGCAACGCAAATCACAGTTAACACAACACACATAAACCCCATTAAAGCTTTCATACTTACCTCGACAATTCTAAATATTTATCATATAGTAGGGCTTTTCTACGACAGATGGTGCCTACACCAACCTTTAATTCATCAGCTAAACTCTGATATGTTCTGCCCCAATTCTCTTGTCTTAATATATAGTCATCAACATGATTCTCAGCTATATGATTAAGAGAATCAAGTAAATCCCGTTTCCATTCGTCTCCGTCATCTAATGGTTGTTCAGCAATACCGCTTAAATCAAAACTATCATAATAAATTGCTTCCTCACCTTTCTTGAATTTGTTGTGGTGGGTACGCATACTAGAAGTCACTATATGTTGATTTTTATTAAGATAGTTTTCTAATCTATTTCTTATTCGTTTATGTACTATATTAAGTATATCATAATTTATGATAGTGTCAAGTGTGATTTTGCTTACAAATTCAGAAATAACAGAAAAAGATTCGCTCACCATATCATCTAAAAAGTTTTCTGTTCCTGGGTAATAATAAATAAACCTCCCCACAATATTTCTCACACAAGACCGTAAAGCAAAAAAAAGCTCATCTGATGCAGGGTCCAACAACTTAAGTTGAGCTGCTGAGTTTATTTCTTGTTTTGACTTCTTTTTTGCATCATTTAATAGCGGGTGTCGTATTGGTTTGCTTTTATTCATATTCAAAAAGAGTTTCACTATCCCTGGCATGTTGACCCCTCCTCAACTTTCAACCAGAAACGGTTGATTTCAAAATTCATAATTTCAGCTAGATCATATGAATAAATGTGCCCACGAGGATCAAAAATAACTTGCCCGTCCCATGCACACATATGACCGCATTTCTCAGTTTTGCCTTCTAACAACCCAGAACCAAAACCAAGTTGTAATTTGAAACTAGCTTTTGGATTTTTCCATGTAGAGATAGGTTGGCAATTAGGGTGTGGTGAACAAGTAGGATCAAAATAAAAAGGCGTAAGACCTATTCGTTTCTTTGACCATAGTGAATCACATATTACTGCCATATCTGGAACAACTTCAAAATCTTTATAAATACCTGTGAAAGGTTTCTCACCTATTTTTGCGTCCTTGTTGTGTAACAACTCGTATGCTTTATCCAAAGAAACACCTAAAAGCATTGCCACAGATGCATATACACAGTTATTTTTGTTTGATTTTATCAATCTCATTGAGCACCTCTTGGTAAGGATCTAGACTGTAACCACCTTGATTCCACGGCCTATTTAATAGTATACCATGCCCACCAGATTTGTCAAATTTAATACAGTTTTGATCTCGATCATCAATCAAAATTGCTTCTGGACTGGCAAGTTGTTCCTTCATAGTGCAAATAAATAGCTTACGACGATAATCAGGTAGATTTCCTATAATCCAATCATACTTCGCAGCCACACAATCAGAAGAAAGTGTTGGGGAAGTGGCGATGAACACTTCACCTACTTTCTCTAATTTGCTGATAAATTCCATCACACCAGTGTACATTTTCAATCTACGCCAAAAATCATAGTTTAGGCTATCCCAAAAACGTTTTTTCCCAATTGGTTTAAGCCCTCTATCAGTACGAACCTGATTTATAGCTGAAAGTATATTCCATTTGCACGTTGCCGGATATTCTGCTTCATTGATTTCAGCCTCACATTTGGCCATAGCTGGTATAACAAAATCAGTAATAACACCATCCATATCAAGAAATATTTTCATCAAAAAGCTCCTGTAACATTTGTTCTAATTCTTCTTTTTCTTCATCGTATTTTGGTTTCCAATACTGTCGCCAGTTAGGAGGTTGAAAAAGTTTATCATATTCTTTTTCACCCCAACCGGTTATAATCCATATTCCAACCCCGTATTGCTCCCAAATAGGCCATTTGACCCGCTGTGAACGTGTGAATTCATAATCACGCGGATTTTTTAAATCCACCCACCTCGTTCCATGCTTCAAATGCGCAATAAAAATATCGGGAATACCCTTTTGAAGGGCGTTCCCGATCATACGTTCTACGTGCCAACCACGGTCTTTCACATAGCGGATAAATTCACGTTGTATTTTAGCTTCTGGGCCTAACCCACCACGAAACTTTTTAGGTTGCATCTAATTCAACTGTAAGGGTTGTTTTATAACCTGGGTGTATGGAAAGATCACCTCTTTCTACACTATAATCACAAACAGATTCAGTGCGAATATTAGTTGCTTCAAGTTTCTTTCCATTATACATAAATTCAATTTGAGGGTCACCATCAATTATTGTGATTTCTCGCATATTTATTAAAGAATCTATAAATTCGCCAAGTTTCATTGTTCATCCTTAAAAAATAAAGTGATAAACGTTTTATTATATTCATAATTAGTAAGAACAAGCCGTTTGTTTGAACAACAAAATGAAATATAACGGTCTTCTGGAACTTGTGAAGTGACCAATTCCAAATCCTGCACAATGGTAGGTGCATTGAAAGTTTCAAGAAAAATAATCGTATCTAATGATCCATGACTCACATTTGAATAAGTCAGTTTATAACCATCAACATGTTGAAACACCACAGCAAAATGGTCAGGCACATTACTAAGTATATTTTCAACATCAACGATTCTTAATTCATCTATATCCATTAATTCACCTGTTCGGGTTCAAACGGATTTCCTACATTCCCTAGCTCTTTGATAAGTTGATCTTTAGACATGCCAACGAGCTTCCGATAAGGGGTAGCAGTCTTTTGAGTGGCCAAAGCGATAAGTTGTGCGCGAGTTAAGTTTTTCATGTTTTCTCCTTTACTCAATTATACCATGTTTAGTTAGTACTGTCAAGCGGACCCATTGAAGTTTCAATAGAATCTTTTGTTGCTTCCAATGTTGCTATTTGTTCATCTAGCTCTGTTGTGTCTGCACCCTCTTCCATTGCTTTCTTTTCCTTGCGTTTCACTCGAAGCTCTTGGATTATTTCCATGCGTTGTGCTTCTAAACTAACACAATTTAAAATGGCAGACATTGCGTCCTTCCAACACTGCCACTTTTGAACTTCAGTATAGGCGTTTTTTGAAGCATCAATACTTTTACTACTGATTTCCTTCTGGATATAATCATAACGTGAACATTTGAATTCAATATTTGCTATATTAGTATCTGCGCGAAGATTCAAACGTTTTAGAAACCATGAATCAAAATTCTTTTCAGCGATAGCTGGTTCTGTAATTGTTTCATGTGCTGGTAATCTCGGTAACATAATTTCCCCTTTAACTAATAGACATAACTCTCATTGAACAATGCCAATTGATGCCTCTATTAAGAACACCTGTGACTCGTGCACGTACATCCGTACCACTCACGTCGAATTTGGCATCCCAATTAGAATCACTTTCAGCGTTATGAGCAACTGAAGTGGTTCCAATCTGTGTTAATGTTCCACCATCATTTTTAAATGTTCCATGAAGAACATAGGACGCCCCATCATCATGGAAATCACTATTAACTGCCACAATTGTTGCAGTTATATGATAGAGCGCGTTAGAGACGGTTGATAAAGAATCCAGTGTCGTTTCTGTGCCATCCGTTGTGGATACTTCAGCAGGGTTGGTCCAATAAACACCGGACCCATTGGTGGTTTCTCCGATATTGAGTTTTCCATCTGGATTATTCGTGCCAATACCGACATCACCTGTCCCCATGTCCATTACCAAGATGTTGTCGGTACGACTGGATAAGTCGTCATTTCGTGCGTTAAATTCTATCCGACCTGCATCAGCCTGGAGCTGTGCCCTCTTATCATTGGTGCCAGCCGCCAAATCTTCAAAGAGCAATACTGCTGGGTTTGCCGCAATATGGAGTGCTCTTTCTGGATCATCCGTGCCGATGCCGACATAACCAGAACTATCAATACGCATCCGTTCTAGTCCACTGGTACGGAAGATGTGCTCTTCTGCGTCTTGGTCGTACTCGTAGGCTTTGTCTACGCTGTAGACGTGGAGACCGCCACTATCATTTACTAAATAAACAAACCTACCATCACCCCAAACATCTAGAGCATCATCCCCTTGATCATCTGAATCGAGGTGGGTTAATACCCCACTATTATTTACGCTATAGACGTGGAGACCGCCACTATCATTTGCTAAGTAAATGAACTTGCCATCGCCCCAAACAGCCCGCGCAATACCCCCCTGATCGTCTGAATCGAGGTGAGTGAGAGCGCCACTGTTATCCACGCTGTAAACGTGGAGACCACCACCAAAATTTGCTAAGTAAATGAATTTACCATCGCCCCATACACCCCGCGCTCCATCTCCTTGATCGTCTGAGTCCACATGCGTAAGAATACCGTTGTCACTTATACTATAAACATGGAGACCGCCAGTATGATTTGCCAAGTAAATGAATTTACCATCGCCCCATACATCTATAGCCACGTCTCCCTGATCGTCTGAATCGAGGTGAGTCAGGGTTCCACTATTATCTACACTATAGACGTGAAGACCGGTATCATAGTTTGCTAAATAAACAAACCTACCATCGCCCCAAACACTTCTAGCTTCGCCACCTTGATCATCTGAATCGAGGTGGGTTAATACTCCACTATTATCTACGCTATAGACGTGGAGACCGCCACTATCATTTGCTAAGTAGATGAACTTGCCATCACCCCATACATCCCTCGCAGTATCTCCTTGGTCGTCTGAATCGAGGTGAGTGAGAGTGCCACTATTATCTACGCTATAGACATGAAGCCCACCTCCATAGTTTGCTAAGTAAATGAATTTACCATCGCCCCATACTCCATATGCATTATCTCCTTGGTCGTCCGAATCTATATGAGTTAAGTGCCCACTTAGAACGTCCGACTTATCTAAGTTGTAAACGTATTCTTTACTCGCAAATGACTGATGATAATCACCAAGTTGTGCAGGGCTTCGGTAAGCAGCCTCACCGCTGAGGGTGATGTTGCCATCACTACTAATCCGCATCCGTTCTAGTCCACTGGTACGGAAGATGTGCTCTTCAGCGTCTTGGTCGTACTCGTAGGCTTTGTCTACGCTGTAGACGTGGAGACCACCACCCCGATTCGCTAAGTAGATGAACTTACCATCGCCCCATACGCTCCTAGCATCATCTCCTTGATCGTCTGAATCTATATGAGTAAGAATGCCTTTGTCATCTACACTATAGACATGGAGACCACCACCATGATTTGCTAAGTAAATAAATTTACCGTCACCCCACACCCCTCGCGCATAGTCTCCTTGATCGTCTGAATCGAGGTGAGTCAGGGTTCCACTATTATCTACACTATAGACGTGAAGACCGATATCATAGTTTGCTAAGTAGATGAACTTACCATCACCCCAAACACACAGAGCCCAACCTCCTTGGTCGTCTGAATCTAGGTGGGTAAGCGTGCCGCTGTCATCTACGCTATAGACGTGGAGACCGCCAGTATGATTCGCCAAGTAAATAAACTTGCCATCGCCCCATACATCCCTCGCAGTATCTCCTTGGTCGTCTGAATCGAGGTGAGTCAGGATGCCGTTATTATCCACACTATAGACATGGAGACCAGTATCATAGTTTGCTAAGTAGATGAACTTACCATCACCCCAAACACCTCTAGCTTCGCCACCTTGATCATCTGAACCTAGGTGAGTGAGGATGCCGCTGTCATCTACACTATAGACGTGGAGCCCACCTTCATAGTTCGCCAAGTAGATGAACTTGCCATCGCCCCATACACGTAAGGCCAAACCTCCTTGGTCGTCTGAATCGAGGTGGGTGAGGGTTCCACTCCCATCTACGCTATAAACATGAAGCCCACCTCCATAGTTTGCTAAGTAGATGAATTTTCCATCACCCCAAACGTCCGTTGCACTACCCCCTTGATCATCCGAATCTATATGAGTTAAATGCCCACTAAGCACATCCGACTTATCTAAGTTGTAGACGTATTCTTTACTCGCAAATGACTGATGGTAATTACCGAGTTGTGCAGGGCTTCGGTAAGCAGCCTCACCGCTGAGGGTGATGTCGCCATTAACGTCCAATTCAGCGAAAGGGCTGTCCGTTCCAATTCCAACGTCGCCCCGTAGCACCGTGGTTTCCACACTGCTGTTTCCGAGCACTACACTGTTACTACCTATTCCGGTCGCATCGTAACCAATCACTATTTCATTGTCATCGCCATCGGCAAAAGCTTTGGTTTCAGCACCGAGATAAACTGAATTGGTAGAGGTTTCGTTATTGGCATCACCGGTAGCATAAGCACCAGCATAATAACCACAAGCAACAATAGAAGCCCCGTAAGTATTATGATATAAAGCTCTTGCACCGCACGCAACATTAAAATCACCTGATATATTATGATATAAAGAGTGCGAGCCATCAGCTAGATTATTATCTCCTAAAGTATTATAATATAAAGCCCCTTCACCAGCAGCAGTATTATTGATACCTTCAGTATTACTATATAAAACTTCTACACCAGCAGCAGTATTACCAAAACCTTCAGTATTATTATATAGAGTGCTGTGCCCAACACCTGTGTTTCTGCTTGATGCTCCTGTATTATCAGATGTTCCACCCATCGTGAAATTACCAGCATCAATACCAACAAAAGTATTAAGCCCCTCCGGCACCGCTGTGTTACCTGTAGGATGACTGAAATCATGGATAAACCGGTCTGAACCTTTATAGATCACCCCAGTGGTTGAAGTGGTGGTATTTTCCAATTCCATCGAGCCAATAAGATCGAGAGCCTGGGAAGGATCAACACCAATTCCAAACTTCCCATCATGAGTCAAAACAGTGTACCCACCACCTTCAACCCACGTTTTTAAATCAGTCGTATTAGTACCAACATTCACAGCCGAAATATGCGCATCGGAATCCCCACACCGAAGCATAATATCAGCAAAAGTATTAGCACCTGTGTTGGCATTTTCAATCTGTAGGCCACGAGGATCATCAGCACCAAGGTCAGCAATGACACCAGGATCATTGTAATAAAGATGTGCTATGCAGTCAGGGACCATCACCCCGAACCCAACCCCAGTCTCAGTCACGTACAGACCATCCCCAGTCTGAACGTGTAAATAATCATCAATGTCAACAGGGCCATCAAGGTCCAAACCATCTGAATCTTGAAGTTGCTCAAGTTGACCTTCTGTTATTACAACAGGTTTTTTCAATACCATATCTCACCTTACAGTTTAACTGTTTGACCAAATTCAAGTTCCATTTGTGTGGTGCTTAATGCTGTGCCAACACGCTTAACAAGATTACCTGTTGAAGTTGGAGCAGTGGTAGTAAGCTCACCAGCAGAAGCAGCACTAAGATAATATACATCTCCAACAGTTAAACCACCGGTATCTCCAGTTACCGCATCCCATTGGTCTGTGGTGGCTTCCAACACCCCATCAGTAATAATCTGCCCTGATGCACTAGCAGCAATAGTCGCATCAGCTACCAAACCAACCACCTCAACAGTACCTTGAGCATTGGCTTGTGCTAAATCAACATTACCGTCTGATTCAGCATAAACAGGCTGCCCGATGTTAATAGTTGAAGCATTATTATTAGTTAGATTAATTTCATTGGTGTCAGTAACAGTTGCATCAAGTGTATCACCAGATTGCAGTTGTTCAATCTGACCATCAGTAATAACGAGAGGTTTTCGTAGTGTCATATTTACAACCTTATAGTGTTAGCTATCTCAATTAATAAATCAGTCGAACTAAGTGCGCGACCGATATACGTTACAAATTGCCCACTACTAATGGGCGCTGAATTAGTCAATTTACCAGCAACAGTAGAAAGGAAATAAGAACCATCAAGCCCACCAGAACCACCTGTAATATTGTCCCATTGAGCTTCAGTTAAAGTAAGCACACCCCCTGTTTGAATATCACCAGCCACATTCGCGGAAATAGCTTCTTTGCATAAGCCAACCACTTTCGCTGAAGCAAGGGATGTAGCTTGTGCCAAATCAAACGTGCCAGCATTGTTAGAATAAACGACCGAACCAATAACAACAACTGAACCAGAAGTATTTTCTAATTCAGTCGATCCAAAATCAGGTATATTTAATTCATCACCAGGGGGTAGCCTATGTATCCTACCATTTTTGGTAATAAGAGGATCATAACTTGTCATTCGACCACCAATTCATATGTTTGTTCAAATATATTCGGTTTACAAGGATAAAATTCTCCTTCTACACCTTTGATTACATAATCATCTTTACTGACTTTCATTTCACCTTCAAGAGTATGAATAGTCAAAGATACATGCTCACCACCAGAAGCACCAAGTACAGAACCCCCATTATGTACGATCCAATTATAAACTTCCTCTTCATTTTCAGGCGTAAGCTGCTTCGCTTCAATTACTACTGGTTTCTTACGATACTTCATCTTTGACTCCAAATTAATAAAGTTATAACCTCGATTATTGCCAACAGGACATTTAAAGCAAGATCACCGAGCTTTTCTGATGATTTCTCGAACTTCATCAGCAGCAGACAACATACGAGCACTTTGTTTTTCCATTAATTTTGCGGCTTCTTCAAGATACACTTCACTCATCTTTTCTTTACCTTCTACAAGATGCGTGGTAATTTCAGCATGATTATCTGAAAGCAAAGCAGCGATATTTCTTAATTGAACATTATACATAAATATACCCTCATACAATTATACCATAAAAAGTAACAAAAGTCAAATCAAATTGTTTAAATTTTCATTGTTTTCTATATATTCTGGTTCTCCCTCCAATTTATCTAATTCATCAATATCAATAGGTTCTACATAAGAATCATCAAACCCGCTTATTCCATACGGACCAATATGCACATCCTCTTCATCGCCGCCTTTCTTTCCAGCCCAATTTTCCATACTTCTGACCCAATCCATCCCAATAAGCGGTACTCTATCACGAAATGATTCTACAGTTTTTACCACGGTTTCAGTGACTTCTTCGACCTTATCTGGTTTGGTGACACTTAACACCTCATCATGAATATTCATAGGTGCCACTACCCATTCCCCTACACCCGAAGGTTGAATATCCCAGATACGACGCTGCAAGTGCTTTGTAATAACAGCGCCAGGAGACTGAATCAAATGATTATTTGCGGCTCGAATAATAGATGCTTGAATCTGAAATGCGGCACCATATAGAGCGCTGCTGCACGCACCAGCAGGAGTTTGCTCCCGATCTCGTCTTACCACAGTCTCCTGAATAGTTCTCCATGTTTTAGGTGTGTCTCGAGCCAGACCAAACAAAGCTTTGGCAATTTTATTTTCGAGTGTAAAATACCGTCGGAAACCTAAGAAAGTTTCAATATATTCTTTTGGTTCTTTATAGCTGATGTGCCCTGTTCCAATCTCCCCGTGTTGTTTAAGAGCTTCAAAATCTTCGGCGATTTTTTCTCTGGCATCACGCATGCCTGGATAATCATTTTGAAAATCTTTACAAGCTTTTTCAGCAACTTTCTTAGGGATACTCAACTTTTTATTGATTGTATTGTGATCACCACCATACAATTGTGAAAATACAGCTTGTTTTCCACGGGTATACATGTCAACATCCCCACCATCCTTGAAACCTTTGCTTTTCTTGATTTGTTCTTCAGTTTTGTCAGGGTAGATTTTCCGAGCCATCAAAGTGTGAATGGATTTTCCCGCTAGCAAGTCATCACGCAACTTTTTATCTTGAAACACAGCATCAGCTAGCGTGACTTCAAATCCATCGAAGTCACCACCACACAACAACATTCCTGCCCATTTTAAAGGGAACGCACCGCGAACTTCATCTGACCCCTTGATTCCCTGTGCATTGAGCCCATCACCACCAGACATTCGTGATGATAGTGTCCCAATAACTTTAAAAGCGGCGTGAAATTTACCCGCTCGAAGCAACTTAGTGTATAATTCTTTTTCTTTAATTGCTACTTTACATTTAAGAATCTCGCTTGCTCGCTCTGCTGCCAATGTTGGGCCCATTAACAAATAACCACGGTTTAAACATCTAGGGCAACCATCACCAAAGCAACGTACACAAAGCTCCCCTCCTGGTTCACATTTTTCACCTCCACATCGTTGACAAACTCCAGTGCCGTCGCATTCACGGCATTTTGGGTCTTCACCTTCGTCTTTTCTTAATCCTGTCCCATCACAATGAGAACACACGCCACGCCCACCACAGGCATTACAAGGACCAGCATATAAATCAGGGTCTAAACCTTCTCGCTCTACAATATATTCAGCACGAATCTTTTCCAGGTGAGCTTTTTTAGTTGATTTATCAATTAGTGTGGCTTCACTCTCATCCATCACTTCACGAATATACTGTTTGACCTCTGCTGGTCGATTAACATTGATTGGAGCTGCGTCTAAAACTGCGTCAGCTTTTTCCATTAGTTTTTTGATAGCTGGTATATCAATTTCAAATCCATGCCATCTAACAGCAGCAACCATACAAGCTAACACAGAGTCATCATCATCTATCTCTGGAAAATTAAAATACTCATCAAGAAGCCTAGTATAAACTACATCATCACGAGCATATCTACGTGCTTCTTCATTATCACGCCAATATTCAATATCAATATGAATAAAAGCAGGCCATGCTTTTCCTCTCAATTTATTGTCTTTATCGCGAACTTCCCACCCTTTATCAAATGATGAAGTAGCTAAAGCAAATGGTGCGTAACCTATTTCTGCTATGTGGTGCGGTCTATCAGGATACACATCTTTGAACGAATGAAATTCAGGGTCTAAACCAAGACAATGTTCAGCTAAATATTTTAACCCGCCAGCAGGTTTAAACTTGAGTACTACATCTTTGAAATTTTGGTCTACTTGATCTTCTTTACCTCGTTTGATCCTGTCATATACACCCCATTTAGGGGCATCTGGATTAGCTCGTTTCGCGAATAGAATACCGTCAAGCTCAATTAAATTTTCAAGTTTATCCCTTAATACATAAGCTAATTGAACTGGTACTTTTTCTACTTTAATATCATGGCGAGACATCAATGTTTGAAATTCACCTTTACGTGAATGAAGCATCAAATCAACAGTGTGTTTTGGTTTCAAACAAGCCCCATCACGGCCATTCATTTCAGCTTGAACCAAATCTTCCATCGGGAGTTCACACGGAATAGCATCTGACGGAAGTAATTGAAACATCGTGTAAAGTTTACAGAGATGGAACCAATCAAATGAAGCGTTGAAAAATACACAAGTACCATCGCAGAATGCTTCAATCAGCCGTAGTGTGTCCTTAACAGGTACATTCCAGACATTGTGGAGTTGAACTTCACCATCTTCATATGCCCATTGAATTAGAATAATGAGTCCATGAAGACCGATTGTTTCAGTGTCAATATAGTAAGTATCTTTTCTAAAACGCATTAAACACCGTGTTAAAGCAATTAAAAATAAAAACGACCAATGAAATGTCAAAATTCACATTAGTTATCTGTATTTCCCTTAGAATATAAGTATGCAAAAATGAAAAAGCTAAAAAAAAGCATAAACATAGAAATGAAATTAGGGTTCATTATCCCTCCCAAAGTTCACTTAGATATAAACCTAGAAGAACACCAACTAAAATAGCAGCCATTGCAGTAAGTTTAAGTGCCATTATATTACCTCATAAATAGGTTAGTTAATTTCTTTCCTTTTCACTTTAACACATTCAGGAATAGAGGGACGTTTAATCAAAGGGATTTCTTGAATATCACCAGAATTAAGACGAACAGCGTTATGATATTTAAAACCAGAATAAGGCGGTTGTTGACCACTATCCATATATTTAATATTTTTTTCTCTGTGTTCTTTTTCAAGCAATTTATCACTAAAAGTAAAAGCCACTACTTCTTTATATACATCTTCAGGAAGGTGTGTTTTAGCATGTTCCCAAAGTTCCAGTACTGCTACATTATAATTCCAAATTTCACGTTTATTCTTAATTTCGTCGAGTTTGCTCATGTTGTTTTTCCATTTCTATCGCGATGGCTTTAAAAATAAAACCCATATTCTGAGCTGGAGTCAAATTATTTTCATTGATAGGTTGGTTTATTTTTGGTTGGTAAGTGAATTTCACGCTAACTTCATCATTTTCAATGTCTTCAAGTTCAACTGTTACCTTAGCCATATACTATATTATACCTCAAAAATCAATACGTGTCAAATAAAAAATGGTGGTGGTGACCGAAGTCACCACCCAAAAAATAAACATTAATCAGTATAATCTAAAACACCTTCAAGTGCAAGCCCGATTGTAGCATTTTCAGCGACTTTCGCTTCATAAGCAAGAGCTTTCTTAGTTGCTGGACTCAGTGAAAACGGGTTATCACCAGCCTCAAAATCACTTTCAGTGACACTTTCACCTTGATAAGGTGCAGAACTAGAAGGCTTCACCACATCAAACAAAGCTAGTGTCGCTTCAGCAGGGCGATTCATTGTACCAGCAGTTGCTACCACTGGATCAGCCAATTTATCAGCATCAAGATCCACATTAGCTGTAGTAACAACCATGTAAGCACCGTTGACAGAATCACCATTGGCCGTTAAAGTCACAGCGTTGGCTGTTAAATTACCAGTCAAAGAAACATCTACATCACCATTCGTATAACTTTCTACTACAGTCTCACTAGACAAAGCAGTATCAACAGCACTTTGAATAGCTGCTTGTTCAGCATCATAAGCAATATTAGCAGTAGTAACAGCCACAGAATAGTTTGGAAAATTCATAGTTACTGTGAAATTACCAGACGTGATAGTATCAGTATGTGCTGGAATAGTAGCAACATGGCTTGCCTTAGCATATGGTGATTCCAATGTAGGATCACCAGGACTAGTTTGAAGATAAGTAAGCTCTTCGTAAATGTGTCGAGCTGGCCCCTTTTGATCAGCCTCATCAGTATTAATTGTTGAAGGGGAGTCTAAGAGAGTTGCAATAACATTAGCCATATCAGGTCTCCAATTTAAATTTGAATGTCATCCATGTTCTTTAATTTATAACGCTTCGGTCCTTTGTTCTCATATGAACATCGAAGTTTTACGGGTAGTCTCCAAGTAATACCGTATTTCTTATTCACACCATGAATTAATTGACTAGGTTCTGTAAAAGCACCCAGAGAATTAAACGCATACGCATCTGTTGCTGGCCAAGCACCATTCATAACCATTTCACCATTAGCTTCATATGTATTTCCACCACGGTGAAAATGACCGCAACAATAATAACGTATTGGGATTCCAGAACGTACATTCTCTAATGCCATTAACCTGTTTCTCCGACGTTCTAGACCATACCACGGAATGCCTAAACTGCTTCTAACATCATCACCGTGAAAAATATGGAAACCCACACCATCAATATCTACATTACATGAAAAAGAATTAGGAATAACAAAATTAATATTATTAACATCCATACAATAAAGTTGAGCAATAGTTGCGATCAAATAATCCCAGTTATCATGGGCTCCGTGATAATCTTTTTTGTTTGAGCGCCTTCCATGATTACCAGGAACATATACAACGTTGATTTGATCAAAATAAGGAGCAAAATCTCTATACATCAAAGCATGTAATTGTCCAATAGCATGACAATTTTTGAACATGTTTCTAAAATATGTTCGCTGTGCGTTGCCGTGAATTTCCCCTGATGTGTGATCACCATAAGCTAACACAGTGAGAGAAGGAAAACTAAATTGAGGACTCAAAGTCTCTTGTGTCCATTTTAAAGTGGAATCAACAAGACGTTCGGCACGGCACAGAGAAATAGGGAAATCATATTTCTCTAATCCACCGGTATCTTCATGCGTGATCACTTGATCGTGGTGACCATCACTAAGATGCAATACGAGATGCTCACGCATCGTTTCTTTTGTTGGTTTGAAAGTTGGTTGTGCTTTTGGGAGCGGCGTCATAGGCACAACATTTTCTACTAACTCTTCTTTTATTGCTTGAAACAAGCCTTGATTCTTTGCTGCTCTATTGAGTTGTCTTCGTGCTCTATTACGTTCTTCACGAAGATTAGCTACTTCAGCTTGTAGCTTGAAAATTTGTGCTTCTTCTTCAGTAATATGGTCATCAGCTTCTACATTTTTATGTATTCGACCACAAGCAATATCACTGATTACAGACCTGCTCACACCATATTTTTTACCTATTTGTTTCTGTGTCAATTGGTGTTTATTAAGTTCTGATTTGATTTTAGCTGCGGTTTCTTTATTTAATATTGTCACTATTACTCCTCGATAATCTTTGATTCATTAAAAGGGTGATTCCCAATAATATACTCAACAGCTTCAAGAAATTTATTTCCTTTCAGTGTGAATAATTTTGCTTTTAAATCAATATCTGATAAGAAATTACGTTGGCGTTTCAACTGATCGGGTTGATTAATCAACTGAGCTGCTTTATTAATTAAAACCCGCATTGAATAAAAATTGTTCTCATCCATGCCAATTTGATTATTCAACCACATACCTGCCCTGTTATAGAATCTATCGCCAACTAACGTTAAAAATGGTAAACCCATATAAAGACTTTCAATAAGTACATTATAACAACCGAACGGGAATGAATTTAAAGTGAAATCATGCATTTCAGCATTTTCCATATAATCATAGTATTCCTGTTCAGCATGAAGTTTAGCATTAGGGAGAATTTTAGATAATTCATTTTTAAAACTTGGAACAGCGGCATAACGGTTAATACCAGGACTAGCAAACAAATGAAACTCGTGTTTTGATTCAGGGTTAGAATCCCAAACACACCGATTAATTTCTGCTAACATTTCCAGCAAAGTTCTATTATATTTGTCTGGACCCCAAACACAATTTATTCTAACAATACCATCATCCTTGTAATTATACTTTCGTTCAGCAGTTGGCCAAGCAGGCTCTTGAGCTAAACCAGGAAGAAAAACCATTGTTTCAGAGTATTGATCTGCTGCGTCCTTTTCTACATCACCACCTATAAAATAATCAATTTCTGAATTATCACCAGAAGTTTCAGGGTGGCCATACCCCATCGCTTGGATCGGGGCTATACGATAATTTGACAACCAAATAGATTCATCAGACATCCCGATATCTGGAAAATAAACCATTTGAAAATCGTTATTTTTCAATTCATCAGGAATATTTAAATACCCATTTTGAAAATAACAATGTGCAACTTTGTCAAAATAGTCTGTGACAGAAGTTTTAGGCATTTGATCTTCGCGGCCAGTCCAAATTAATGTTAACCTGTATTTCCCTATTAACTGCTCAACAAGAGGGCTAGCTGACTTGTATACAGCGTGATTACGATGCCATTTATTAGTAATGATAGCTATTGAATTTGGATCTGGGTTATTATTAAACTTAGGTGCTCCTTTTTCTTTTACACCTTTATTAATTATGCCTTTTACTCTTCTAGCTGCGTCTGGAGCATGGTAAGTACTTGTAAAATAAACGCCTGTTAACGCATGATGAGGAGGTGACCATTTATTGTTCATGGAACATAAATGACGGTAAACATTACGTTGTATTGTTTTTGTAGGCGTTCCAACACTTAATAAATAAGTATTAAACCAAACAGATGTGAGAAAAGGATCAACATCAAATAGTTTTTCTTGATCAATTTGAAATTCACATCGTGGATTCAATAAAAACAGGATTTTAGGTAGGTTACCTTTTTGTAATAGTAAACTTTTAATATTTGTGTCGTTGGTTTCATGACCACAAACAGCCATAAGATGTTGAAACAAATGACCGACTTGAACTAATTTCATTGCTTGCTGGACGCTCGGTTTAAAACTTTCATCTGCGAGAGACGCATATACAGCGTTGCCAAAATCATTCATTGAAGAAACAGCTTGCACACCAAAAGCTTTATAATGGTGTCTTTCAAAAAACAATAAATAATCAACAATAGAATCCCAAACACGCGGATCACGATCTACAATAGCTTTCATCCAAGTATTATAGTTAATTGTGGGGACTTTTGTATTAGGATCAGCAGGCATATTTATTAGCGGTGTGCCTTTTTGTCTTTTTTTATGTTTCTTTTTGGCTTGTTTCAACTGTTTTTTATTAACCATTTGATACCTTTGTAAATTCACCTTCTTCAAATTTCAACACGTCAATATAAGGGATCTGCTTCTTTTTAATTTCTTCATATATATCGTTTGCACGCCAGCTAGTTGTGACAACGATATATTTAGGCTCCATAGAATACAAAATCTCGGGGTCTTTGATTTGAATGCGAGTTCGAGGAACAAAAAACCCGTGTTTATTTTTATCGCTATCTACAACAACAGCAGTATCAGGAGCACCAAAAATATTTAAAAATGTAGCGCTTTTGCCAGCCCCACCCCAGAAAACCACATCATTACTCTTTAACCAAGAACCAGATTTTACTAAACCTAACTCTATCTTCCTGTACTTATCAATTATATAATCAATTTGACGTTCAAAACTTTTTTTTCCAACAGCACCAGTGGCTAATAAAACTTCACCACCATATTCAAAAGTGACCTCTGATTCTCCTATTAAATCCATTATGATACTTAGACTATTATAAGTGAAGTTCTGTGGATGCTCGTATGTCCAGTCTTCAATCCTAGTACATTCTATAGCTTCTTCACAACAAGGAACTTCAATCAAGAAATATGCTTCTTGATCTCTTTCTTCAATGACTTCCAAAATTTCTTCAATAAAACCTCTTGGATCTTCCATATGCTCTAGCAAATGACGCATGATAATTAAGATTGATTTTTCTTTTGGGATGTCTTCTGGTTCAAACATCTTTTGCTTATATCTTACGCCGTCTTGTTTTACTTCTTCTGAAGGGTCAACAGCATAAATGTGCGCATGTACACACAAAGATTTAAGGAAACTACAATCACCAGCCCCAATTTCAAGTATAGCATCAACATCATTGTATTCTATTTCAATGATATTTTTGACTTTATTTACATGTTGTTGCCATTTAGATCCATTATTATACATATGGCAACCATCAGAATATTTTATATTGTGTGGATTGAAGCTATTATTATATACATGCATGCAATTCTTACATACATGCATTTCCATATGATGCACGCTTAAATTGATAGATTCTTCTGCTGTATCACATAAATCAACAAGAGATGCCGGATGATGACCAGCATCAAAAAGTAATTCAGCTTTATTATTACAAATTGGACATCTCATCGCATATCCTTGTCATCTGTTTTAGCAACCAAAACAACGCCTTGAGAGTCGTCTTTCACTTCAGCAATATCATAAATGACACCAGCAACCTCAATATATACATCGTGGGTGTCTTGTGAAAGCTCTAGATTATCCATAACCTCTTCTAAACGCATGACATACCTCCAATTAATGAGATAACATAAACATCTGTATCAAGTTGTGCTTGTTCAATAGCTTGATAAACCTCATCTTTATTACAAATTAAAACTCTTTCAGGTAGTGAGTGCCCTAGTGTTTTGCAAATATTCATAACAGCATAATAACCAATAGATACATCATTGACATGAATATCATAAACTAAACCATTACAAACAGTGACAGACACTTCCACTTTATATTCTTGATTGTCCTCGTCCCGCATTACACTAAGTAAATCAAAAAGTTCTTTGTATTCATCACTATTATAAACTACTTTTGGTTCTCCGTCAATCTTTAATACTGCTGATTTCATATGTTTTCTCTCATTTCGCCAAGTGTCATAGTTTCTAGACGACGATTATCAATAAGTACGTCACGGACTTTTCGATCTGTTCCAAGGTGAAACAAATCAATAATTGTGGCCCCTCTATTTTCATCAATCCCTGGACGATGAATCCTATCTTCTGCTTGTGAACGAGACTCTGGATTAAAGTCGTTTGAATAAAACACAGCCGTTCTGGCTTCTGTTAAAGTCAATCCCATACCACCAGAAGTAGGATGAGCAACAAAGGCCACACGGTTAATATCCATATCAGCCCAGTAGTCAAGCGGTTTAACTTTGGTTTTGGTGTCATCACATGGAAGAACTTTCCAGCCTCTACCATCAACTTTCACAACATTCCATTGTTGTTTGTGACAGATATTTACAATCCGATCAATTGAACCCTGAAAACCAGCGAAAATCAAAATCCTCCCTTGATCTTCATTTTCTTCAAGCAAATCCCGAACTGCTGTATCTTTTGGTGTTTTTATTTCTTTTGTTTCTCTAACCATATTTGGTGCCACACCAGAGCCATCACAACAAGCACACTCCTGAAGAACTTTCTCCCCTCCATCCCATTGCTTGCACTTTCCTTCTCCATAACAAACAGGGCAAGTAACAACACCTCTTTGTGTTTCTTTGTATTGAAAACCGTCTGAAAGTTCTCTCAACCATGTCAATCCTTGAATAGTAGATTCAGCAGAATTTGCGAGGGCTTTAGCTACACGTTTAATAGTGGGGCTAGGTTCAAGAACAATCTCCCTGTAATTCTTTTCTGGTATATCAAGGCAATCTTTCTTGGAAAGCGGGAGCACTAAACCTTTTAGACGTTCATAAAGATATGAGACTTCATTTTTTGAAGGTTTGAATTGGTGTGTATCACCACCAAAAATATCATCTTGATGGTTTTCGTGTTCTTCATATTGACCGCAAACACCACACTTATTTTCATCATCTTTCCATGTGACACGAGTCCAAATTGGGCCTTGACCAAAACCTTCCTGTTTCTCGAAAATAGCTAAACGACGTTCAAAAGCTTTCACTGTTCCTTCACGAATAAAACCAGGATAACAGATTTCAGCTTGACTAAACCAATCAACAGGGGATTTAGGTGACGGTGTACCACTCATAAGAACAACAAAACCATCCCACCCCCACTCATTTCTGATGCTATCTGCCAGGTGTTGTGCGGCTTTAGTTCGTTTTGAAAGTGATGATTTTAGACGTGATGACTCATCAAAAATCACCCCTTGAGGTGCTGGTGCGCCTTTTTCCCATCTTTCAATATCAATTCTTAATCTATCGTATGTCATTATTTTAGGTTGAATCTTTAACCCCCATTTTTTGAACTCTCGTTCGACTGAAGCAAGAGCTGACTTAGGACCAACCCACCACCAATCATAGACTCCTGATTGTTCCATAGCTTCGATTGCTGACAATGTTTTACCACAATTATGAACAACAAAACCATTTGCAACAAAATTTCTATATGGATCATCCATCACTAAATCAAAAACTCTAGTCTTTCCGTTTTCTTCTATTGATTTAACAGTATCAAATTTTGGAACAAACCAAACTTTGTTTTCATCTTGTAGATTAACAAAATTAACTTGTCCGTGGTGTTTACTGTGTTTTGAAGCATTTGAAATTAATTCAAGATTTTCAATCCTATTATCATGCCTTACACCATTTTTATGATGAACAATCTCATCTTTCTCAATATATCTCCCTAAATGTTGCTCCATAATTAATATGTGTTCATATACACCGCCAGTCGTCCATCTAGGGTGTTTATCCTTGAGTCCGCCTACTCTAACATACCCATCTTTATCAACCCAAGAACCATTTGTTAATACTGAATCCCCTGTTTTCAAATCTTCAGCAGGGATACAAGTATTTTTATCAACATAAATTTCATGATCTGGGGTGCAAATTAATTCTTTCCCAGATTTTAAAATTATTTTTATCGTATTTTTGCGCCCTTTATCAATAACATTAACAAGTCTATGAAGTCCTAATTCATCTTCTTTCATTGATCTTACATAAGTAGGGATAGATGAATCCCAACTTTTTTGACCTAATTTTCCTTTATGATTTTTCTTCTTCATCCATTTATTATAAAGGTCTTCAAGTGTTATCTGAAATCCTCTTCCAGCTCTATTACAATGCACGACAGCATCACCAGAAACACACCCCATTTCAGCAGCGAGAATAGTATAATGATAAGTAAGAACTGTATCTGACATCAAATATTGATGATCAAATAAAGAACGGCTGTATACATGTTTCTTTAGTGGTTTATCCCAATTAGCATATGGGTTCTCACCCATCATAAATTCCAACTGGAAATTATTTCGAGTACAATCATCTACCGACCAAATCTTCCTGCCATCGCCCTCAATATACCCGTGGTATTTGCTGCCTTTCATTGACTTGATTTCGTCTTTCAAGGCAAAAGGTGATTTCGTAAAATAAATACGACCAGCATCACGTTCGATAGTGGCAGGTACTTTTAGAAGTGTGCCTTTTTTAGTTTCTGTAACTAGCTTGATATCTTCAGGCATCAAATACTCTCCAAAGCAGTCCATAAATAAAAGTCAGCATTTGAACTTTTTACAATTGTTTTTAAATAATGGTGTTTTTGAATAGTGGTGCGAAGTTCTCTATTTTCATTTTTCAATCTTTCTATTTCATTGTTATTTTCTTGATTAACCCTACAAAGTTCTTTGTTTTCATTTTTCAATTTTTCAATATCGTCGCGTATAAAATTAGTTTCAAAAGATTCAGTTGGATACCAAGATTCAGCACCATCAGAATGAATCACATAATAACCATAATCAATCGAATTAAGAAGATGACTAAAACGGTAAAAGGATTCAAGTTCTACCAATACTAATGTATATGCTAATTGATTATTTAACATCCATCCAAGTTTTAACATAAGTGTATCACCTATGCCTCTGCCTACTTCAATAATTTTCCCTGCTTTAGCATTTATATTTTCTTGAATATTAGGTAATGATAATTCGTCGTATTTACTCATTGTCTTCTCGCTGGCTCAAATTGGATTCCATGATCACCCCGAACTGGCTCTCTATGATCTTCTTCACCATTCAGAATTGAGTCTGGAATCCCATTAGGAAAAGCAGTACAAGACGGTGGATTGGAAAAAGGTCTATAATGCTTGCAACTATTGCAAGGGATCGTTTCAGGTTCAGAAAAATTCTTTGGATCAAATGGCATTGTTAATCTCCTACTATATTATACACTGTAATCACAGCTCTGTCAAGGTAATGTCCCAGGTATTTCTAGCTTGATTCCAAGTTTTAGAAGTCACACTAAATTTTGTGCCAGATTTATACAGCACCTCCATCTCACCAGGGAAACGGGAAACATCTTCTATTGGTTTCCCTGTTTTAGATTGTATTTTGAATCTTGTATGTCCTTGCTTTGCTCTTGCGTAAGGGAAGCTACTAGCCATGGTGGATCTCGACGCACTAATAAAATCAGGTTGTCGTACAATATTACCAGGAGTGTATTTCTGAGCAATGCCTCCACCACTATCACGTACAATTCTATAAGTTTCACCTTTATATGATCTTACTTTTGATAAGTTCTTATTTAATTCTTTTGCATAATTTTTTGCGGGATTCTTTAAACTATTGCTTATAGTGCCAGTACGCAAATAACTATTCAAATCTTCAGCAGTTATCTGTGCAAATCTTTCGCCACCAGTAACATATTTACCAGTGTAAGCTTCTATAGCCTGTCTGTCTTTTTCTGGAAGATTACTGGCCATTTTTCCCGTCCCTGTTAAAGTTCCACCTGGATTAACGTCGTCAATCATAGCAGGATCATCATAAAGATTGTACCCTTCTTTATCAATCGGGTCAAGGACTTCTTCTGCTGGTTGTGCTGGTTGTGCTGGTTGCTTTGTTGGTCCTCCTCCACCTCCTCCACCGCCACCAGCTCCGCCTTTACCACTACCCATTTCTGGCCTCGTTTCTTGCGTCTCTTACATGAATCAAATCATTTTCTCTACAATATTCAGCTGTTTTCTTACCTCCACCATATACAAGCATTTTTATTTTATCCCTGGCATGACTTCGAGCTATTTCAACATGTTTTTCCAATAAATCTAATCTGCTATCAACTGCATGTGTTGCGTATGATTGCCATCCATTAGGTACACCCAATAAATTTAATTGCTGGTAACAATCAGCCACATTTAAGTCAACAAAAATACCTACATCATGCTCTTGCCAATAACGAGAAAGCCAACGCTTCTGATATAATCTATATAAAACCACAGGGAATTGCATTTGTTCATGCGTAGAAAAATTAGGTTCCACAGCGTAGATTGATTTTGTTTTAAGGAGTGTTTCAGGATGTTTCCATAAAGCTGTGAATTTAGCATCATCAATATAAAAATGCCAAGTGCCACGGAATCGTGTTCGTCTAGATACAGAACCCCAACCCGCAACAGGAAGATTAATAAAATCCCCTTGTTTAGTGATATCTAATTGAGGTATCTCATATAAATCAGTGTGAGGAAAAATAAAAGAACTCAAGATTTGTTCTCCAACAAAAAGGTTTGATCTCGCTTATTTTCAACTTGATTAAAATCAAAAGCTGGTCCCAAACCAATATTTTTCAATTCGCGAAACACCAAATTGTATGTGTGTCGAACATTGCTATTTACTTCTTTTTGACAACCCCGTAAAATGGCTTCCCGCCAATTAGATAGAGTACCAGCGATAAAAACTAATGCAACACCTCTCTCAACTGAATCAGTTACTACAGAAGGCATGCCAGCTATCTCAAGTATCTCAGCAAGGTACCTATCATATGTGCCAATGAGGAAACCAGCATGGAATAAGTTCAAATATGGTTTACATGTTAAGGCGTTGGCTTTTATATCTTTTGTTTTTAGTGAAGACACACACAACATATGATGCAACGGAGGGTGTATGTTGGCATTATCAGCCTTTTCAGAAAGGCTTCTATCTAACGCTTGCCTACCGATAGGAAGAAACTTTTTTAAATCAAGAGAAGAAAACTGTACTAAAACTACTCCACTCATTTCGCACCTGACCATTGCAAATCAAAATCGGTTAAAGCTTCTTGAGGAGAATCCCCTCTACCTACTAACACAGCAGTTTCATCCATCACTAAACTAGCGATCCAACTAACACCATCATTTGAAAGTGAAACACCGTAGTTTCTATGAGGTAGAAGCTGTTGTTGAGTAAAACACATATTATAGTATTCTGCTTGGGATTTATATTTAGCTGCTTCTCTTTCAAAATCTATAATTGTATCCATGCTTTTGATGGTGTTCGGTTCCGAATTTAACAGAGTCGAGAGCAGCATAGACAGCTTGTCCAATTGATTCTTCACTGAAAGATCATTAGATTGAGACTGTTGAAAATAAGTGTTTACATATCGTGGTGACAACCAAAAGGCAAATTTTAAAAATATCTTGCATAAAAACTTCATGTTTAACACCAATCTAGAATATAAAATACGGCCAGGGAATCTCCCTGGCCGTATTAATTAAGTTATCGAGCACGTCGATTATTTTGTTCTTCCTTTTCAACCTTCTGAGCACCTTCTTGTGGGTTGAGGAATTTTTGAATTTCCTCTTTCAACTTATCAGAAGTCACTTCAACAGATTCAGGATCAAAAGGTTCTGAGCACTTAGTGATTACCGGGACATGCCATCCGTAATCCTTAGTTTGCTTGTAACGGATCTTCAAAGTGGCTGGAGAAGGGTTACCACCATTTGCTTCAGTTGGAAGGAAAGGTCTAAGCTTAGATGCTTCGCTTCGCCCAGACTTGTTTCCAAAGAACAATTCATACAACTTACCAGTATTACGTTCCAACACTAAGAAAGACGGGCCCCATAAACACCCTGAATTCTTAGGAGCGTTCTTGATTCTTTGAAACTCTTCAGATTTTGCATCAAAATTAGAGACGATGGCTTCAGGATCAGAAATATCCAAAGCCTTTGGCCGATAACAAAAAGGAATAACATCAATTTGATCGCCAAGGTCTTCAATTTCTTCTCCACCAGCTTGAGGAACACCCCAACGACCAGGTGGAATTTTGCCCATATCTACATACTTACCCTTTGTGACAAGTTGAATACGTGATAGGTATTCAGTTCCTTGAGCGACATCATCAAAACTATTTAATTGATCATTACTTACTGTAGGCAAAGAAACATTAAAAGGTACTAAATCATTCGTCATTTTTATAATCTCCGGTTCTTGTTTGTTTTTTAACAAATTTCTTAATTAATTCTCTATTCGTTTTGCGAAATTCAGCTATACTCATTAATGCATCATCATGTTTCTCCTCATATTTAGATTTTTTACCTTCAACTGTAATTGGATCTAATTTAAATAACCAAGCCATGCACGCTTTCCATCCATCTAAAGGTGTTTTGGCTTTTACTTCTTTTAATACTTCTTTAGCATGTTTATGATCAACTGCCTCCCTTTTAATGACGTTAACAGTTCTTAACTTTGGTGGTGAAACACCTGATTTTTTATCCTCTTGTTGCTCCTCAAGGATATAAGCTTTATAATCTCTCAGAGCGCGTTTTGCACGCTTAGCAAATTCAACATGTTTTAAGGATATTGCATCCTCAATAAATTTTGGTTGTAAGTCTTCAGGTAAATTTGCTAAAGCCAAAGCTGAACTTAAAGGAATTTCTCCCCGTTCTACTGGTTCTCTCGCTTCCTCACAAAGACGGTTAAGATACAATTGATTTCGTATCCATGAGGGTGTCTTATCAATTATAGCACTTAATTCCGTCAGTGTCCAGCCCTCTTCCATGAGAATTTTTAATCTTCTTGCAAATTCAAATGTGGCCGTCTTAGGACGAATTGAATTACATTTTAACTGAGATATCATCACCTCTCTGTCAGTCATTTCTCTAATCAAACACGGCATCTCAGATAGTCCCGCTTCTTTTGCGGCCTCATATCTATGCCATCCTTCCACAACTTCAAACCCATCTTGCACAGGTCTAACAAGAATAGGTTGTAGAATACCATCCTTTTTTATAGATTCTACAAGCTCAACATACTCAGGTTTAGACCTTCTAACAGGACGGAGTGCGTGCTTGGGTTTGAAGATTTGGTTTATCGGTATTGTTAATTGTTTATCATTCATGGTTCTATACTCTATAATATGCAAAACACGTCAAATTTTCCACTTTGGCGGGATTTCAGAGGTTTTTTTATTTTGCCTCTTTTGGGTGGTATGGCGGAGTCGGAGTTTCAAATAAACCCTCCCATACTCAAATTTACACTTTACAAAAATTACTCACAGAACTTTTTTTTACCTCCGGCGCTTTAGTTGTGTTATTATTTGTCGTAAACTATTAGTATGTAGGTGTTTATGTGATTTACCCCACACCGGAGGTATACCAAAGAGTCCGGCGAGGGGTAATACCACTTATTGTAGGGTGAGGACCATCTTATTAGGTATTTGCTCACCCCTCTATATTATTACTTACACTACTAATAGAGGGGTAGTAGTAAAGCGGAGGTATAAGTAGGGGCTCCGGTGAGGGGTGTAAACGTAACTCTTGTCTGTTAAACGTTTTAAGTAAAAATCCACCTACCGGAGGTATTGATAAATACCTAATTTTAAGTAACTCTTCTGGGGTATTAAATACCGTTTAATATATGTAGTAATTTCAGGTGGTAAGGCACTATATCAAGGTATTTGACACCACCTTATTTTATGTAGTAAAGCGGAGGTTTGATTTATAGCTATTGGAGGGGTATTTTACATAAATTGTTAAATCATGCTGACTTATGGAAATATACTACTACGGAGGTATATCAAAAAGTCCGTAGAGGGGTTAAGATTTATAAAGTCAAAATAAGGGGTTTACCTATACCTTATATTAGTGCCTTACCACTTATAAGTAGTACTCTAGTAGTGTGGAGGTATCTTTACTACCTCCGGTGAGGGTGACCCCTCTTTTGGGAGTGTTGGGGGTATAAAATTTCCGTCAAAAACACGTCTTTGTGGAAAATACACGTCAGTTTGCATATTATAGAGTATAGAGACTTTCGAGATAAATGGAGGAGATATGCGTAATGAAAGAATGACAGAGGCTTTCAGAAAATATTATGAAAGCACAATCAAAAAAGAACATAACAACCTCGAGTTGATTGATCGTTGGGGGAAAGACCCAGCCCGACTAGAAACACAAATCAATTGCTTCAAATCTGGGGAGAAGATCCCAGAAACAAATAAGTATGAAGAAGGTGGTGAAGTGTTTGGCCCTCACAGGTGGCCTTATAACGCCAAAACTGATCCAAATTACAGTGATCCACCTATTCAATTCATCATTAAGAAACGATTAAAAGCAATTGGTACTACTTGGTGGGATTGGAAAAACAAACAATCAATCGGGTTAGGGTATGATTTTGATTCAATCGCTGGGCACGCTGACGGTGTGGGAATCCCAGACGAGGAATTAGAAAAACTATCTAACATTCAAGTGCCTTGGATCGAAGTAATTAGGAGCACACGGGGACAAGGACGGCACCTGTATATTTGGTTCCAAGAACCTTACCCAAAAACAGCAAACCATGATGAGCATTCTGCTCTAGCTGACGCTTTCCTTTCTCTTATTGCTCGACACACAGGCTTGAATATCGAAGCCAACAAGGATGTCTGTGGTCAAGTCATGTGGATTTACCATGTTGACGCAAATAAAGATAACAAAGGTTACAAGCAAGTCAAACCGGCCACACAATTCCTGACCGCCGATCATGTTCCTCCTAACTGGCGTGATCATCTCGAAGTTGTCTCTGGTGGCAGGTCCAAAATCAGGATTCAAGGATGGAATCCTGATGGTACACAAACGAAAGGGGATGAGCTTGATGAAATGACTCAAGCTTATTCTCGTGTCCCTCTTGATGATACACACCTAAAGATCCTTGAAGACCTTGAAGGAACAGGGCACACTGCTTTATGGGTTCATGATCACCATCTTTTTCAGGGGCATACAGCAGGACTAAAACAAGTATATGATGAATGGGCTGAACGTGGAACACCTATAAGAGGGTTATTTGATACTAATTCTCTTGATAGTGATCCAGGGAAACCGAATTGTCTTGCCGGGGATACAAAAGTAATTACTCGCGAAGGCGTAAAACCAATTCAAGAGTTAGCTGGTAAAAATGTTGAAATTATGACTCGCCGTGGTGCATGGGTAAAAGTGCCTTTCAAATCATATGGTAATCAAGAAGTCTTTTCCGTCACTATTGAAAATCGTGATCAACGTAAAGTAATTAGAGCTACTGGCGATCACCGCTGGTATGTTATTAAGTATCGAAGTAATGAGTATCGAAAAACTAAAGTCAATTTCGGTGAACGAGAAGAAATAGAAACCAAGGAGCTCACACCTGGAAGAATATTAGTACAGACTAAACCTCAATGTACCTATATTCCTAGTGTAGTAGGTATTCAACATGGGTTGGTATGGGGAGATGGCACTAACGGAGGATCGAGTAAAACTTCCCAACTTTATTTATTTGGAGATAAAGATGCTGAATTGTTGAAATATTTTTCTGAATATCCTCAACGACCAATAAACCGATCTATTGGAGGTGTTGAAATATGGAATCTCCCTTATCATTTCAAATCTTTAGTTCCTTTACATTATGATAAACCTTATTTATATGGTTGGCTTGCAGGCTACTTTGCCGCTGATGGTTGCGTCTCTGATAGTGGATCTTGTATAATTGGATCAACTGATAAAGAAAGTGTTGAACATGTCAAACAAGTATGTCATATACTAGGGATTGAAACTTCTAAAATAACATCAAGAATAAATGCAAGTGGGTATAAAGAAGGGTCCATTGTACACACTGTTGTTATTAAAGCATTTGATCTTACTGAAGATTTTTTCCTTATTAATAAACATAAAGAGCGATGGGCTAGTATAACTAATCGACAGCATCATTATTGGCGCATTGTTAGTGTTGAACCAGCAGATGAAGAAGAAGTATTTTGTTGTACAGTTCCAGAAACACATTGTTTCTGCTTAGAAGATTTCATACTTGTTGGTAATTGTTTTATGCGTCCAAAGCCTAATGGTGCTTGGGATGTTTACCGCTTCGGTGAAGGCACAGAGGAACACCCCCTTTGGGATAAGCAAGGATCATGGACGCACACCACCTACAATTATCCTGCCACGTTACGTCAAATTTGCATGGCTTGTGGCGGTTTTGAAGGAACTGAAGAAAAACAAGGCTTCATGTTTCAAGAATTAGATGATTTAAAGGACGCCCTTAAACTACTTGAAACAGATATCAAAATTCCAGATAAAGCTGCTGGTAGAAATTTAGCCCTTCACAGAGGAGCAAAAGAAAAAATAGTTTTAGTTATCTCTAAAGAAAGAGGCGACACAAAAAATGATTTCCCTCGTTTTGTCAAAACTTCTCGTGGTTGGGAAATATGGCTTAAAGATGCTTCTGAAACATCTGATAAAGAACAAGAAGAAGAAAGCATTTGGAGTGAACTTGACGATAAAATGAGAGCCTTAAAAATAAAAGGCCCTGGTGGTGTAGGTTTTGATTCTTGGGTATTAAGAGATAGCAGTCACAAATGGGTGACACACCCACGCGAAAATATTAAATCGTTTCTTTTTTCACTCGGGTTTGGAAAACCAGACCCTATTCTAGGTGGCGCTGTTTTTAATTCTTGGTTGCTAGTGAATGAGCCGTTTCAACCTGAATACCCAGGAGGAAGAAAATGGAATAGAGATTCAGCTCAATTTGCCTTCGATCCTATTGAATTGGCTGAAGGTGAGACACCTAAACACCCTACATGGGATTTATTACTTAACCATTGTGGTTCTGATTTAGATGAGTATATTAAAGATTTAGATTGGTGTAAAAAATGGGGTATAAACAACGGTGGTGAATATCTCCTTGCTTGGGTTGCATGTATGATTCAAAACCCATTTGGTAAGCTTCCGTATTTATTTATGTATGGACCTCAAAATACAGGTAAATCAAGTTTCCATGAAGCATTAGAAATTTTATTTACTAGCGGTGTTAAAAAAGCAGATAGGGCTTTGACTTCTGAACAAGGGTATAACGGTGAATTAAAAGATGTCATACTAGCTGTGATTGATGAAGTCGATATTAATAAGGCAGGGTCTACAGCTTACAATAAATTAAAAGAGTGGACTACTGGAGATAATATTTCTATTCACGCAAAATATAAAACCGTGCAAGACGTGAAAAGTACACTACATTTTGTCCAGATGGCTAATTCACGTAGTAGTCTCCCTGTGTTTCCTGGTGACACAAGAATTACAGCTATGTATGTACCACCAATAGAAAATGAAATCCCGCGAGATAAGTTTAAAACACTGATACGTGATGAAGCACCGCATTTTCTTAGGACTTTACTTGATTATGAGACTCAACCAGCAGACGGTAGATTAATGTTGCCAGTGGTAGAAACACAAGGAAAGAAAGACGCAATTGAAAGTAATGCGGACGATCTTGAACAATTTATAAAAGATCATTGTTACAATGTTCCTGGTCAAGCGACTAAGTTTAGCGATTTCAAAAAAAGGTTTTTCAATACTTTAGAAGAATATCAAAAAGGAGAATGGAAAGATAGAGCAATAAAGAGTAAATTATCAGAAAATTTCCCCGTTGGTAGAGGTAAAAAAATTAATCAAATTATTGTAGGTAATTTGACATTTGATTCTGATGCCAAAGAAGGGGAGCCGTATAGAAAAGAAGGTAATCAAATAACGAAAGATGAAATATGAAACAAGCTTTGAGATTTAATGAAGGAAAACCAAAACTGTCATACATTTTACAATTTCCACATGCTATTGAAGCGGTGGCAAGAATAATGGAGCTTGGTGCAGAAAAATACGGTGATGGTAACTGGAAGTTAGGAGGTAAACCAGATAAAGAATATTTAGATTCCATGATGCGACATTTGAGAAGTTTTATGGACGGTGAAAAATATGATCAAGATTCAGGGTGTTCACATATAGGCCATGCTACATGGAATCTCCTTGCATTAATTGAATTAAACCATCCAAATGAATTGTACGATCAAGAAATTTTTGGCGAAAGAATTAACCATTGGAGAGAAAATAATGCTAGGACCACACAATCTTAATGGTCATATACCCTGTGCTGTTGATGTTGAAACAACAGGTTTGTTGGCCGGGTATGATGAAATTATCCAAATAGCTGCCGTGCCTCTCGATCAAAATTTTGAACCTCAAGGTAAGTTCTTTTATCTAAATATGTTTCCAGATAACCCAGAACGCCTTACTAGTGAAGCACAAGACAAACACGGTATAAGTATGGATGAACTTTCTGGGTGTGTAAGTCAAACAAGAGGTGTTGAATTATTTGATGAATGGTTCCACAAGCTTAACTTATCATCAGGGAAAAAGTTAGTCCCAATAGCTCATAACTGGGGTTTTGAACGTGGTTTTTTGATTCATTGGTTGGGTTTAGATGGCGTTAATTATGTATGGCATCCACACCCACGAGACACAATGATTATGGCGGCCATGATAAACGATTTGTACACATGGCATGGAAGAAAATACCCTTTCAGCAGAATTAATTTAAAAGCGATGTGCAAAAAATTTGACATCACATTAGACAACGCTCATAACGCTTTGTCTGATAGTCTTGCCACCGCTAAACTTTTTGCTTCTTTCCTTCGTTTTCTGCATAGCTAGTTTTTTCTTTTTTCGCATTTCATCACGTTTACGTTTACGAATAGAGCCACGCTCAGGTCTTTTAGGGCTGGAATCCATATTATGTTTTCTCTTTCTACATTTTTTACAAACCATTGTTGATACCTGTATGGTTTAATTGTTTAACTATTGAAAAATTATCAAGAGCAGCTCGGCTTACATAAACGCCGTATTGACGTAATTGTTTTCTACATGTTTCTGTTAGGTGTTCTTCTACATCTTCACTGATATTACATAATAAACTATCGCAAGTCCATTTCGACACCACATCTACTATAGTTGCTTTTGCTATATCTCCAACAGTGTCATCTGGATTGCAATTTTGTTTTCCGATTGCTTGAACAATATCATTTATTTTGTAAATAACAACACCCCCAGCCACAACAGTTTTATGATCTTTAGTCATAAGAGATTGTGTAGGGGTATTTAGTGTTTGTCTTGCCACAGCAATCACTTCTATATCAGTAATAAAAGGCCAATAAAACCTTATCCCTGGTTTCATTTCTTTTGGTTCACGCCACAAACTCCATTTGACTCCGGCTTCAGTTGCCCTAACAATAACCCTACGCGGAAACAATTGAAGTAGCGATTCAAATATCTGTCCGAGCCAAGCAAAAGCAGATTCCATTACCAAAGTCCTTTAGGACAATGTTCAGTCGCCATTTTTGCTTTATTGAGTATTGCTATCCCACCATTGGTGACTTTGCATCCACACCCTCTACACCTTTTCTTTTCTGAATCATACCAATCACATTTTTTACATTTTTCCACTATATTATTTACTTCTGGATCACTTCTTATTGGTTTCCCAGCCTTATGCCATCTAATAAGGGCATCTTTATAAGCCACCATCTGAGTTGATAATGAAGGGTATTCTTTTTCAATTTCTTTCTCTACTTCTTTTTCAATTTTAATTTCTTTTTTTACTTCTTTATTTGTTGTTGGTTTTTTTGAACATCCTTTACTACGATAGGAAGGAACAGAACAAGCGGCGCAATCTTCTTCGGTCACTTTGTGACCATATTTTGAACTTTTTTTATTTATACATCTATATATAGTTTTGTTTTTTTTGACAACTTTTTGACATTTAGTGCATTCACTCATTTTTTTACCTCAAATATTTTAACTTGGAAACACACCCGTAGTTGCAGCATCATCAATAGGTTCATCCCAAATATTCCTGCTATGTATATATTCACAAGTTACATATTTAGGACTTTGAGCTGATGCTACATAAAGGCCTACTAAACGTGTGTCTCCACACTTCCACGGCTCATCATTTTTATTTTCTGCTTCTATTGATGCTTGTCTTGCTGCCATTTTGACGCTTATAGCATCAGAATAAGTTTCGCATTCAGTCCACATATCACCGTAACAACAATGTGGACCCCCCTCTTCAGTACATTCACAAGGACCGCCACCCCCCTCTTCTTCCGGTTGTGTGTGTTTTGCACATTTAAGATAATGTTTTAATAATTTATAACCACATGACCAAGGATCATTTGGATAGCCACACTTATCAGGGTCTTCTGTGCCTCTTCCTGGCGCCCCACTATCTTGAACAGCTCCTCCGCCTCCAGACATATCTGATTCCATACTAGATCGAGCAGCAGATTCAGCTATTTCTTTAGCTTTAATTTCTGGTTCTATATCAGAAACATTGTCTAAATATTCTGATGTTTCACATGTGATAGTAGGATAAATGTCTCCTAAATCACTTGGGTATTGACCACCAGACGTAATTATTAATCTATCATCATGATGGCCCCCACCTCTTAATATATGTCCAATCGGAGGGGTTATATCAAAATTATATCCACCACCACCGTGTGAATCATCATTCAAAGGCCAAATTTGATTTTCTGATTGATTTGCAGGCCAAGCCCAATAAAAAGGTTCACTTTCACCTGAACGAATTGGTGTCCAACAAACAAAATCAACAGTGTAACTATTTATATCAAGATTCATACTTTCTATAATAGTTTTTACTTCATCGCCGAATTGAGGTACATTTAAAGTTATACAATCACCAACATCTAAATCAATGTGTTTTATTGGTAATTTAAATTTTACTTTTTTCCATGAATTAGCTTTTCTGATCAACCAAAATGTACCTGTTTTTAATACATTACTATATATAGTTTGTGTATAATAATCCCATGAATTTTCAACAGTCCCGTATTTATCTACATTATATTTTAAAATAAGTTTTCTTTCATTTTCTTGATCTTCTCTTACTGCCGCCCCTGATTTCTTCCATTGTATATTATGAGTTGTATAAACATTTTCTGTCTCACTCAAAAATTCAACGAATGAACCAGATAAAATATCATTAGTACTTATAGTTCTTTCAGAACTAGGTTCATCAGATAGATACTTTATATAAAGTATATCATTTCTAACATAAATTAAACATCTAGATTGATATGCAATATCTTGAATAAGTTTATATACATCAGGTCGAGATGTTAAATGAAAAGCACAAGGATAATTTGATAAAGAAGCCTTGACCGAAGCAAAACTTGAAGAATCAATACTTAAATCAGTGTATTTGTTCACCAACCATTCAATATTATCACAAGGGTTTGGACCAACATCAGAAGTAAATGATACATAAATATCACTGTCCCAACCATCATCGTATAATGATAAATCTTTTTTCAAACCTATTTCAACAACTGTATAACCACCGTAATCAGTTTCATAAACAGTGTAATAATCTGTCGGAAGTTCAGTTAAATATTTAAATCCATTTGGTGCTACCCGATAAGCTGAAACACTGTCAACTGTGCCTGGAATCAAACTGACTATATATAAAATTTCTGATTCATTAGCTAAATAAACTTCTGAACCAGAAGGAGCCCAAAAGAATTCAGTAGAATCTAACTTATCATAAAACCACCAAGCGTCTTTTGGACCTCCTTTTAATTGTGTTCTACCAGCACCATCAAGAAAAGCATCATCACAATCTTCAAACGCTGCTGTTTGTGTGAAATCCGGCATAACGGTTTCACCAAGGTTGTCGGGCGCCCATCCGAGTTCTGCTTCTGCTCTTTGTTTTTGAGTAGCTTCAAACCAAACTCTAAGACCGCTATATCTTCCAGAGGTTATTTCCCAATGTACCTTTACTGGTTCTTCTGCTGTTTTCTCTGGTTCTGGTTTACTTAACCATTCTAATTTTGCTCTAGGGTGTTCAGGACCATAGTATGCTTCTGGCACATGCTGACATTCTTGGTCTGCACATGTTTCTATTTTTGGGTGTATTCTATAATCAACATAAAATGTGTTACCAGTAAAACTACCAACAAACTCCCCATCATCAATAGTAATTGTTACTGTTTCTTCTTGTGGAAAATTAACCCCATTATATATTTCTATTTGCTCATGTTCATATTCTTCTTGTTGAACAAGCAAGTCACGTAATCTACAAATCTCAGCCATTCTTCTATTTAAACATTCATTATCAGCTATCATAACAGGTTCTTTTAAACTAAAAAACCCGTTGGCACGACGCATTATATGTTCTTTCATACCTACAAATTTAGTTGGGCATTGTATTCTTAATGCCTGACATATTCTTGTTTGTAGTGTGCAATCTTTTATACCTGTACCTGATGTCAAATAACCTCTTCTCGGTGTTCTGACTTTTACAGCAGGCATATTACAAACTTGACCAAAAACTAAAGGCCAGGGTTTCCCTAGTGCTTCAGACGGGATGTTTGGAAAATCCCCTTCTTCCATACTAAATCCGACTTGTTTAGAATTCAGTTTAGACATTATATTAAATGATACAGAACGCTGTGTTTCATCCCATTCAATTGGTGTTACTAATTCACCTCGAAATACAAGTATTTTATCTAAAAGAGGTTGATTTTTATGTAATATGTACACCTTTGCTGGTCGTTTGTGGATATCATTATTATCGTATATTTCTCGAATATTGTTATCAGTATCATCTAGAACAATTTTAAGTTCTTGTGATGTATTAGCTCCTTCTAACATCATTGACGTATCAAATCCACCAAGCTCTAAAATTTTTGTTTTAGCACCTTCAATATCTTGATCAGAATAATAAATGCTGCCTCCATCAACCCACTCAATCTCTACTAGCACCATTAATTCAGTGCCCATATTTTGATTTAATAAGTCTTGTGTGTTACTTGTTATTGATCTCATTTCTCTTCAAACTCCAATGTAATTGACATTGTTTCGTTGCCAGGCCAGCCAGCAGCTTTTCCAGTAGCAGCAAATTCAAATGGGTTATTTTTTAAATATCCAATCCACACATCATTATTATGGTCTGTGATTTGAATTATTTTACTTTGATATGAATTTATAAATTCCCTTAGTTCAAGAGCTTTATTCCTTGCTATATCGAAATCCCACCTAAAACGTTTCCTCCCGTTTCTTGATTTTACATATGTATATAAAGTCCCGTTCATTGACCTCATACTTACTATTGTGGCTGTGAGTGCTTTTGAATCACCCCAACTTGGAGAAGGAAGAACAGTTGTGCTGGATATCCCTGGATAAGGGGCTCTAAGGAAGAAACTCATACTACCACCGCCGATACTGAATGTGTTAAATTTATTGCCATACCATCAGGACCGCTTGGATTTTCTATTTCAAGCATCTCACCTTCAAATTCAAATGAAACAGTCCATTTTTTTCTGCCGTCTTGGATCGCTGGTTCATTAGGGTTTGTAATAAAACCCTTCCATAACCTCCCTTCCCAATCGTCTATACCTATCATTTTACCAACATTATTAAACATAAATGTCTGTAATTCATCTATTTTGTCTTTGGTCAAACCAACAACAGTAATAGCAAGTGTTCTTATTTTAGGCCAATCAGGATCGGAATAAACTATAATTTCACCGCCACGAGTTTCATGATTAACTCTAGTATATGCATTCCTATCTCTGTTATCTAATTCAGGTTTTCTTAATGTGACTTTGCTTGTTGGTAAACCTAAATAAGGAGTATAAAGAGAGAAAGTATTTGTATCACCTTGTGGATCTCTTAATGTATCAGATTGATTATCACTACTTACAGTGTTTTCACCTTTAAAAGGTGTGTACTGCTTTTTATTACAAGGTGAATCTTCAAACCAAGTGAGAGCATGGCCCACACCTAAATCTTGTCCTACATTCCTAATAAAATCGCTTAAAACTTCAAGGTTGTATGTTAAATCTAATTCATTTTCTATTTCATACCCAAAACCAAAAGAAACAGAATCAGTTATACCTAATACTTGCAAAAGATAAAGTATAGATGCTTCTTGCACAAAAGAAATGTTTTGTGTGATTGTATGTGTTATAGGTACTCTAGCTAGATCCCTGATATTTACATCGTGTTCAATCCAAGCTCTGTGCGGTGTGCTTGTATGACTATAAAAACCTATATATTGACTTACATTTGGCTTTATTGGATAAATTACTGAAACATTCTGGGTTAAATTAAGTGTATTACCACCAGTAGGATTACTTAAAGCAATCACAGTCTGAGTAAGAGAGAGTGTGTTACCAGCGGGGTTTCTATCAGCAACATAGTTAAATTCAAATAATGTATCATCAAATGACACATTATTTGTCAGTGAAAACTCAAAAGTTCTACCACCAAAAGATTCAAAATTAATTGTATCATTTAAATCAAAATAAAGTGTTTTCGCCGCTCTCGCATCATCAGTTAAATTTAATGTGGAATCAGGCACCCTGTGCTTATTAAGAATAAGTACATGTGATAAATTACTAGTTAAACTAATATTATTTGAAGCACTTTTTGTTTCAATAAAACTACGAGCATTTTGAGTTAAATTTAAACTATTCTCTGCATCTTTTTCTGTCCCTATTGGCACCGTATACAAAACATCGACATACATCCGATGTACACGTAATTCACCATCTGATTGGTCTGGTCCAACGGCTTGTATATATTGTTGAGAAGAACGAACAGCCATTATTGAATCTCCAAACCAAATTTAATGGCGTTTAAACTGCTAAGAGTCCATGAATTTGATGTGTTTGGGTCATTTTCTAATATAAATTTACTTGTCACATTACCTGAATTAAGAGTGATGTTAGCAGATTTTTCTGTAGTGTTACCTGATTCACAAACCATTTTATATGTATCACTGTTTCCTGTGTTTTCTGCAACAGTCCAACCAATTATACCATATACTTCATCAATATAAGTAGCATTATTAAACGTGAAAATATCTTTGTTTCCAGTTGTTCCATCTTCTATATAATCAGTATCCCAAAGAGCCTCACCATAATTTACTTGTTCGTAATGTGTTCCATAACTGCCGTTGCCAGTGGTTTCAAATTCAGTTGTATCATCCCCATCTGGATAAAGTGTTTGAATTGCTATTGGACCAAGAAAATCATTGTTTTTGTTTCCTGTACCATCACAAATATACAGGTCATCCATATGTATGTGATCCATTGGGTTTGATGATCCATCACCAATCATAAAGCTATCACAATAATTATTACTTCCAAATTTTGTTTGAATATTTGTGACATTTATTAAAGGAGCGCCGTTTAATCTTACTTCTACAGATCCATTTGTGTCATGGCAAACAACTTTCATTTCAATATATTGAAATAACACAGGATCAAAAGACCCAGGTGCTTTACGTGAAACAATATCTTTTGAAAACCCTACAACGTTTTCATCACCATCTATTACTAATAAAGTGTTTCCACCAGACAACAATAATTTTATATTTGTTGTGCCTCCGTCTAAAAACACCATTAAAGGACAAGACGCAATATATCGTGGAGTTTGGTGTATAGACGTACCATTTAAAATTTTGATACCAACAATCAAAGTATTATTAGATGTCAACACAGGTGTTTTAAATTTAATACCATACGGGCTGCATTCTAATGAATGACCATGACCACTTAACCCTGGCGACTCTACTTCATGTCCACCTTCAATAGTATCATATTTTGCATCAAGAATACCGTCAGGAGATATATCACTCTCGTCTCCAATCCCATAAGATTCAAAACCATCACACCATATTAAAGCCATTATGCTACCTCTACACCAATGCGTAAACTATTGATAGTACTTGAATCCCAATCATCTCCATCTGAATTTTCTTCCATAATTCTAATAGAAGACATCAACATATCTAATCCTGGTGAAACAGCAGAATGTTCTTGAATATTGCCTGTGCCATTCTGAGTAATTAAATTTGTATATTTATTTATATTTCCTGTTACTTTTGAATCTATTGTTATTCCAATACCTTTTATGTTTGATTCTGTAAAATTATCTAATTCAACAAGTGTTTGCTCATTTGATGTATTACTACTAATATAATCACTATTTAATTCATCTTCATTAATTACAGCATATAAATCATTACCTGTGCTTGGAGTCCAATTTCCAGATGCATCAGAAGAAGGGCTCAAACATTTAACATTACAAGTCCCAAGAAAATCATTATTCTTTGATCCAGAACCGTCACAAATATAAAGGTCATCAAATGTTCTGTCGTTCTCACTAGTGAAATACACCATACCATAATGATCAAAGGAACCACTATAAGTGTCACCAGAAAAAGACACAACTTCTTCACCATCTATTTTTATATTTGCTGTTCCATTAGTACTGTGCTTATATATTTTTGCTTCAAGGTAATACCAAGTATCTAATTGAATATCCACATTGTTGCTTGTGGCTTTTACATCAGTTTCCACTAAAAATGATATTTCATTTGTTGTCAAACCATTTGAATTGATAATTATACTAGCATTAGCAAAATTATTAGAGCCACTATCCAAATAAGCATCTTTAAGACCGAAAATAACGTCCCACCCATCAGAATCCACACCTGGAGTTTTAAAAGCAAACCCAATAATTATTGTTGGGTCAGTAGTCAAATAAGGAGTAGTGAACGAACTTCCTAGTTTAAGCCCCTTTCCTGTTGAACCACTTAAAATATCAAAATGTTGCTCATCGGCGTTGGAATTATATTTTTGATGAAAAACATAGGACGGTGATGCAGAAGCCCCAGTAGGGCCGTATTTTTCAAATCCATCAATCCATAAAAGAGACATTTCGACCTCCAATATCTGGGGTGGGTTTCCCCACCCCATAAATATTGCATATTAACCGCTGACAGTATAAGTCACTTTCAATGTGTCACCGTTAGCTGTGGCAACAACAGATGAGAATGCAGCGGTAGACCATAACGTACCGGTGTTTCCAGTGCTCTTGACATTATTACTGGTAACAAAAATACCTTTCAGATTACCAGAAGCATTAACACTAAAATCAGCCGTAGTAGAATTACTAATTGAACGGCTGGCAGCAGCATCTTCTTGCCACTCTACACGGTTGGATTCAGTGTAACTAGTGAATTCACTCCAACCACTATGATCTGACAATGTGTCATCACTAGAAAAAGCAGTAAAACCACTATTGTCTACTAAACCAATGTACCAAGTACCAATTTGGGAGCTACCATGAAATTCTGTATCAAGAATATGGTTTAGCCCCTCATCAACAATACCATTAGGTACATCATAAACACCTTTGAGATCCCCTTCGCGATCCCGGTGCTCAATTACGAAATGACCACTAAGTTTAGTTTTCTGATCCATTTGAATCTCCAAATTAACGAAGTTTTATGTTTCCACGTTGAATCTCACGACGCAACGCATGTCCAATCTCGCGCACCGTTTGCTGCGAGGTTTCTCCACCATTCACCGTGACATTAACATCACCAACATTGGTGACAGAACCACCCTGTTCACGATACACAGGTTGGGCCCCTTGATTCATAGCATTTAATTCAGAGAAGAAACGCTTTGAATTTTTCGCACTTATAACTGTCTCACCTTGACCTAGCATAGCAGGTATTTTATCTTGACCTCTTGCTGGCCCACCAGCGGCAAAATACTTTGTTGAACCACCAAAATGAGCCATAGCTGGTGTAGAGCCAGCCGTAGAAGCTTGTGCCGCTGCCGTCGCAGCTTGTTTAAAGGCAGTAGTGAGTTGTTTTGCTTTGGTTATATTTTGATTTATAGCTCCTTGTATACTAGCTACACTGGTTTTTACCCCGTCTGCTGCACCTTTTGAAGCACCTAAATTTTTATTAAAGCCATTTGTTTTTTCTTGTATTCCATCCATTGTCTCTTTCATCCCGTTCAATCTACGTTCACCTGCTTCAATTAAACCTATATTATTTTCATATGCCTCTTTTAATCTTCTTGCTTCTTTTATTATTTGTTTTGATACTTCAAGTTTTTCCTTTTCTGGTATTTGCTTTTGTTTATCAGCTATTTTTTGTGAAATAGTGCTCCATTCTCTTAACTTGTTTACAATTTCAAATAGAAGTCTTTGATGATCGGCAGTTAATTTTTTATGTTCTGCTGCTTTTACAATTTTACTTCCAAGCACATTAATTTCTTCAGTGCTTACTTCTTTTCCTTTTCTTATGTTTTGATAAATATTTTCAAAACCTGTTTTTACCGAAGCAAGTGTAGGAGTTCTTTGTTTTAGAAGTCTATTAAATTCTTTTTCTACATTTAGTGTTCTACCTGCCTGTCTTGCTAATAAAGCATTTGCTTCTGCTGCATGTCTAATATCTACAACTTGATCTCTAATTGCTGTTTTTACAGCTTGTTGACTTCTTAATGCTGTGTTGAGTTCCTTTTTATTATTTACCCTTATATCACCTATCTCTTTTTCTAAAATTGCTTGTTTATTTAGTTGCTTTTTAGCTTCTTCTAAAAGTTGTACATTAAATTCACTTATAGTTTGATCCTCTCTTTTTTCTAGCCCCAATGCGGCAGCTCTTTTGGGTGTTTTTCCTTCAGGGTCAAACTTAGTTTTTATTTTTATTACTTCACCTTCAAATGCTGCTCTGGCTCTTTTTACTTCTGCTTTCCAATCTATTTTCGCAGAATCAAAAGCAATTTGTAAACCTTCTTTAATAGCTCCTGTTTGCTCTTTAAGTTTTAAGGAATCCATAAAGAGGTCGCTGTTTTCTGCGCTACCGAGGATATCGTTTATTTTTTCGCCTACTTCATTTACTCTGCTTATGGCTATATCACTATCAATTAAACCTTCTTGAGTCAAATCCTTTAGTTGTTTTACTAAATTTTTAAGTGTTCCCAACTCTTTTTTTCGGATTTTTAATTGTTCTTTTAAATCAGGTAGCCTATCTTTGATTCTTTTGTTAGCTGTTTTTTCTATATTTTGCATTCCTTTGAGTTCACTGATAGTATCTTTTCTATACTTTTTTATGAATCCAAGATGCCCTGTTTGACCTGCTAATTGTTCTCTTTGTTCAGCAAGATTTAAAGCTACTTCCCTGGCGGCTTTAGCTCTTTCTTTACTTTCTTTGGTGTAATCTATTTCACTGGTTGCTTCACGGGCTTTGGCTCTTGCTCGAGAATACTCTTCATCTAGAATTCTAAGTTTGCTATAAACATTTTTGGTTCTCGATAGCTTTCCTTCTAATCTTTTTTCATCTATCTTTTGCTGTATATTTGCTACTTCTTGTGTATTTGATTTTATTCTATCGTTAGCATTTTCTACTGCTTTACCTATTCTTTTTACTGCGTCTTCATATACTCCAACAATATTATCTAATGAAGATTTGTACTCACTGCTGGCTCTGTCTATAGAATCATCTCTAATTTTAGCAAGAGCTAATTCTCTCTTATTAATAACATTGTAGTATTTTCTCGCTGTTTCAGTTAAACCTTTAAATCTATTTCTTTGTTCTTCAGCAAAGTTTTCATTTCTTTTATCCAGTATTTTTTGTGTTTTTTCTACTTCATTTCTATAAGTGATGGATAGACGCCTGGCATCAGTCATTTGACCAGTGACTTTTAACCAACCATCAGCAAAATTATCTATCTCATTGGAAGCAAACTCAAGAAGTTTAGTATAAGTAGGCATCAATTTCAAACCGGCACGAGTAAGACTGTTTTCCATCTCCTGCATCGCTAGCGTCATTTGATGAGCATCAGAACGAGAAAACTGCTCAAAAGCGTTTGCTGATGCTCCAGATGCTTCTTCTATACCTTTCAAAGATTCAGATAAAAGATCTCCTTCATCCGCCATTATACTAATAACACCGGTAGTGGCGCGAACACGTCTAAATAGTTTAGCTATTTCAGTTGTGCTTCCTCCAGTTGTTTCCATTACTTTTTCTAACACTCCTTTTAAACCGCCGAAGGTTTCTATAGCTTGTTTACCAGTCTTCACACCCCATTCTCGATACAAATCTTTCATATTCTCGCTAGGTTTAATCAATTTATTGACTACAGCTCTTAATTGAGTGATAGCTGTATCAGCACGAACACCTTGCCGAGTCATAGTGGCAATAGAGGCGGCAGTCTCTTCCCAAGTTATACCTAATTGAGCAGTGAGAGGTGTAACACGACCAATAATATCTGCCATCTCATTTAAACGAACACGACCTAATTCAATTGTTTTAAATAATGTGTCTGAAATGTGTGAAACTTGAGAAGCATTTTTGCCATAAGAGTTCATTACAGATGACAAAGCATTAACAGCATCACCAGTTTCAGAAGCCGTCACAGTAGCAAGTCTAGAAGCATCAGCAGTAAATTCAAGTGCTTCACCAGCTTTTACCACCTGATTAGATAAAGTTTGATATAAACCTTCTGCAAGATCTTGAGGGGTGCTAGAAAGAACATCAGATAAGTTTAAAATATCTTGTGTTAGTTCTTTGCTTCCTTTGGTTCTCCCACTAATTGTTTGAACTTCTTCAACAGCGAGACCTAATTCTCTAGCTCTACCAGTGGCATCCTGAAGAGCCTGAGAAAGCTGTGTAATAGACCTGACAATAATTTGAGTTTCGATGATTCTTGCCATCGTCTGCCAACTAATAGTCATATTATTAGTTTTTTTAGTTGTTTTATCTAACCCTTTTTGTACACCGCCTAAACCTTGTGTTCCTCCAGCTTTATCAGCGGTCCCTTTAAAATTGCGCAGTGATTCATTGGCTCTATCTAATTTGGTGGAAAGTGCGCCTAGGCTTCTCAATGCACCGGTTGCTTTGAAACCTAGTTTTTGTGTTATTTGAGCCATTATTACATCCTTTTCTTACTCAAGTATTTATAAGGATCTGGGAGTTCGGCTTTTTTTGCTATTTCTTGCCAAACTTTTGCGCCTTTTTCTTGAAATCCATAAGGGGTGAATTTAACATTATTACTAAAAGGTTGAGGCGGTGGTCCTGCTGTGGCTCTATTATATTCATTATATCGAAGATACCTTAAATTAGTTGAATATAAAAATCCAACATAAGCATCATTGCTATCTTCTACAACACCACTTCGTGAAGATGTTGATTCGCCAAGTGAGACTCTGTTTTTATTTGCTTTTATAGGTCCAATAGGAACCGAAGTTCCTAACTCATTTGCTAATTTTTTAAAGGTGGCTCTAGATGCACCTGACCAAGTTGGGATAGGTGTTTTATTAACAACCGTATCAATCCAAGCTTGGCCAGCGCGCTCATTAATATCCCTGAGATATTTTAATAATTCCTTTTTATATGCTTTAACATCCAGTGTTATATCATAAAACTCAGTTTCAAATTTCATATTAATTTAGGCATCACCTTGCTAAATTTTTCCGCATCAGAATGTTCTTGAGTCTGACAAAAAGCAATAAGATCAGCTTGTGTTAAAACATCGCATTCTTCCCAAGTTTCCTTGACTCCAGGTGGGCGAATACCGAATTTTTGACAAGCTAACCATATTATATATTTACTTGACCTGTGCGGTGGCCAGAGGACTTTTTTACTTACGCCCCCTGACCATGAAGAAAACTTTTACGTGCCTCCTCAATTTTTTCTTCATCAAGTGAATTAGCAGACATGACCGCATCAGTAATACGGTTAAGCTCAATTTCAGAAATCCCTGCCTCAATTAATTCTTTTGACCATTTGGACCAAGTGCCCGGAGTGTCAATATTTACTTCTTCCCATTCAATTTCACTTGGTTCCAATGATTTAATAATCAAAAAATTAAGGCGTTGTTCATTTCTAATTTTTAATGCTTTTTTATAGTTTTCATCACTATAATCAGGTTCGGAACCACTTTTAGTTCTTACATTTGGAGGTGTAGGTTCAGGTATTCGTTTTTCAAACTCTTCATTGATTTTTACCGGCTTTGCACGAATAATAATATCCTCACCTAAACTTCGAGGAAGAACTAAAATTTCTTCGCTGGTTTGTACTTCTACTCCACCAATTTTCATTTTACATCTCCTTTAAAATAACATCAGCTAGCAGGGGCCATGAAATGACCCCTGCCACTGATTATCAATTAACACTCTGCATCATCAGAGCGAGTGACTGTAGGTTCACTAACATTACATCTGCCAGAAACAGATATAGTTGCTTCGCCTACATCAAAATCCAAACTTTCATATCGGAAATCAGTAAATAAAACGTCTTCATCTTGATCAGTACCACATGGAACACAATGCTTAGCCAATACATCCACAGCATATGGCTCGCATTGATCATCAGCACTAGTTACCCATTCGTCTGCTTCGCCTTTTTGTTTCAAGGCATCAACGGGGGTGATATCTTGACCGGATTCTGTTTTAATGTATTCATAAACAAAATCTAGCGACATTTCAACAGGTTGTTCATTAGCTTCTTTAACTGTATCGAGGTCACCACGTTCAGTCAAATATTCATATTCTTTGGTCTCAGACCAAGTAAGATTCCCTTCACCTATTTGCACCATCACACGTTGAGGGTAAAAAGTGATTGACCCTTCAGCATTCCCACTATTGTAATTACCAGAACCAACGACAGGACTAATAGTGACACAAGTGGTAGGGCTATTATCAGAAGGATCACGAGCAGTAACAGTATGAACTGTGTTTGCGTCTTCGCCGTTAATTGTCAAACGAGCACCGACAGGAACAAGCTCTGTATCACTGGTATTTAAATTAACAGTGTTAATATTAATTGTTGCATCATTTACAGTTGCGTTAGCACTAAGATTAGCGCTGCCGCTTAAACCATCTTGTATATAGATGGAAACATCTCTTAGTTCAATTCGAGCCATTATAGATTCTCCTATTTGATTTCAAAAGAAGTATTTAATCCGCGATTATAAATACTTTTAATATGAGACCCGCAAAAGCGGTAAACACCAGTATAACTGGTTATGATTCTCTTCCGCGCGAGAATCTAAACTTCATTTAATTTAATATCCATTTCATAACTAGCATCAATCTCCGATTGACGTATTCTACTTGTTTTGTCAATTTGACCAAAATGAAATATTTTAACAGAGCTAGATTTATTCTTTTTAACTTGCATACATTTTATTAAACTGTCATCATCATCCGGTCCAGAACCATATTTATAAATAGGTAATGGTTTATTCATTTCATAAGCAAGGATTCCACACCAATCAATTATTTTATATGCGTTATTACCAGACATTGACATCAAATTAGTCACAAGAAAGTTAACAACAGTATCAAATGTATAATAATCTTTGCTGACTTCTTTTATAATCGGGCCTGTTAGCCTTAACTCAACATGGTCTTGCTCAGAATCTTCACTTTCACGTTCGTCAATACCTTCAATAAATAAAGGGATATTGTTATTATCAGCTATTTCTTTAAAATGCCAAGCAACTGATGCAAATATCCATCTAGGTAGGTTTTCCATTATGCCACCGTATAATTAATTGTTTGATCAAAATCTATGTGATGGTTTGGATAACCATATCTATCTTGTTCAGGTGTTACACCCTCTATTTCTTTGGCGACAATATACCAAGCAGTATTTTGTTCAAAATCATCAATAGTTTTTATATCGAATCTTTTTCCATCATAAACAAGCCAATCATCTTGAGCTAATTCCCAATTTGGCACGTCACTCCTGTCAATGATGAAACGCCGCCTACCAGGATCAAAAGCGCCTCCTTGAACAATCTTTTTGTTAGCTGAAATAAGTGAAATGGATTGTATTTGTTCTCTTGTTAAATGATTAGGTAAAACTACGGCCCGACGAACAAAAATAGAATCTCGATCTACTGTTTTTACCCCTGTTTTAACATTGGTTGTTGTGCCATTTAACTTATATATTGTTATAGGGCTTCCATAATCCTTTTTCATCATTCTAATATTACGTCGAATGAATCGGATCAAGTTATAATTAGGTCTAACCATTTTTCTGCCCTGATTGACAATGTGTAACTATATTTGTCATCCATTTTAATTGTTGTGTATTTGATTGGATTACTTCATTACTTTTTTTACTTAGTTCAAGCAAAGTTGATTGTTGAAAATCTTCTAAAGCTTTCACACGATTAACTAAATCTTCTTCGCGCTTCCAGTCACGCCAAATAAAGAACAAAATAACACCGATTAAAGGCCCAAAATCTTTGAAAAAGTCTGCATAATTTATCATAACACTGCCACTTCATTTATTTCGATATCAAACTTCTTGTTTGTAACGGCTACCCCTAAACTAACTATAACATCATCATCCTCAATCGGTGGGGAAGTATTCATACTACCTTTTTCTGTATCTAAATAATAAATGCTCCCCGGTGTCAAATTAGCAGCACCAATGACTGAAGTCCAATCATTTTGTGTTAAACTTCCTTCCGTCAAAACTATCGTTTCTTCATTTTGTGTAGCAACTGTTTTTATTAAACCTACAACAGAAGAAGTTAATGTTGAATCAGCGTCAGCAAGGTTTACAGTGTTATTTGATGATATATAAACAGGTTGGCCGACTGAAACACTTTCATTAGCTGTGACATGTAATTCATTAGCTGGATGATAACCATCTAACGAAATGTGAACATGACTAGACAAAGAAATATTTGAAGTTAAACTTCTTTCTTTGTTCATTATTTGATTAACAGAAGAAAGAAAATTCAACGTTTGTGAAGAAGGATCACTGCCATGATTATTATGTACTTCTACGTCATAATCAATTTCAATAAAACTAGAAATACTATGATTAAAGTTTCCGATTTCATCAGCTATCACACTTAACTGTAATAAAGTGTAAACGTTTTCACGTTTTTCAAGTTTCCCTGTGCTCTCACTTAGTGGAACAAAAGGGTTGAGATGCCTCATCGGTGTGACTTTTTTCATTGATACACACTTATATTTATTTCTGCTCCAGCACTTTCTTCGATGAATCGGATGGCGCGAAGATCACCTGTATATAAAAAAGATTCACCAGCATGAAGACGCATACCAACACTAGCAGTAGGGTTTGTGCCATCATCTCTCCATCTAATATTCTGATTTAGTGCTTGGATCAAAGCTACTCGACCATCACCAATTTGAATGCCAATAGCAGAACTTAGATTAGTAAGTTGCCTGTATCCAACGGGCGGGATTGTAGCATCAGCAAAAAACCTGTCTGCCATATTATACTCCTAGAAAAAGCTCAGCGGGTGCTAAGCACCCGCTGAGACAAGATTAAACTTACGCCAAGAGTAACACACCGAGATTGCTGTCAAGCACCTTAACACCCATCAGCATGTCTAGGGTTACGACAGTACCCTGTGAACTAATATCGTATTGCATAGCAACACGCATTGACAGGTTATTATAAGAACCAACACCAGACTGCACACCAAATGACTGATTCGGCAGAGCCAGCGGACGGTTGACGAGAGCCAACGCATCGCGGTGGAAACCCATACACATTGAACCATGCGGTCCTGGGAATGCGTCATCATCATTACTGATTGCTGCGTCAAGAGGACGATCTAACCACACATAACAACAAGTTGTGTTTACGGACTCAACCTGAATAATCGTGTAGGTATTTCGACTATTACCAGTACCAAAAGCTAACAATTGACCCTGAACAGGTTTCTTATTAGCTGTACAATTATCCAAACGGATTTTCTTATCATAGCCAGCACCGTAAGCAGTGATGCTGCTATTTGCACTGGTGTGACCACTTAAGTCAACTGCACAGGCATTGAAAGCGTAGCCAACGGCATTAGCTGAAACATCGTAATCATACGCATCAACTAGTGTAACACCGGTGGTTGAACCTGACCCAGTATGAGCACTGATTACATGTGGCTGACCTTCACCTGTGAACCAGACGAATTCACCATTGGTGACTTCATCAGTACTTGTGCAAGCCTTATTACCAGTGTCACCAGCGCTAGCACCGCCAGCATGATTCAAGGTATTAATATCAGCACCAGAAAGTGCTACATAAGGCACGTTCTGATCCATATAAACATCATAACCGAGAATACGACCGAGACGTGCTTCCTCAAGAGCGGTGCCCATATCGCCACGCTTTTCAGCAGCAATAAACAGCTCAGTCTTGAGCATCTCAGTTTCAGCCTGTGGACTGATAACAAGATTACGCCCAGTGGGGTAAGCCTTGTTCGTATTCATAACTTCACGACCATCCAGCACATATTCTTTAGCATTGGATGAAGACATAGTAGCAAGCTTACCAGCTCGCTCATCTAGGAATTCATGCACCTGACCGAGTAGAACACGATCAACAGCACGGCCCATTTCCATTGAAGCGGGCTGCATGTAATATTCAACCAATTCTTTGAAAGACATACTGGCTTCTTCGTCCTTGACTGTGAATGAAACATAAACATGCTGATTCAACGGAACCTGCACGTTTGTGCTTTGCGCATCCTGATTATCAACACTATCCGATTGTGCTTTACGTCGAATAGAGAACTCACTAGGTCGGCGAGTATTAACTACATCACCATAACTAGCGACTGCGGGAGAAAAGTCGCGGTGGACCAAGTTGGCCATCACATTTGTTACCGTGCCACCGTTTCACGGGTGTGGTCATTTCTGCCACACTCTACATGTTTCCATGTAGGTCGGAATAAACCATAATCCCAACTGTGGTTATCTTCTATCCACAGCTTGCAGGCTAACAACTGCATCTTGCGTTGTTCTGATTCATCGCCAAGAAGTTGACTACATCTATTGCATACAACACCAAACACGGTGGTACCTATATGATGTAAATACTTCTTAATCAGTTCACAATCGCAACAAGCACAATTTGAAGCTTTATTCCTTGCTTCTTTTGCTTGTTTTGAATGTAATAGCCTTTCATTACTTCTCTTGCAATCCCAACAAACTTTTCTATACACTTTATGTTGTGTGCGAAAAGAGTTCATTGTTAAATATCTTTTGCATTGAGAGCATGTCTGGGATTCGCAACCTCTATTCTCTGAAGATTCCTCAGTAAAATTAAATACCTTTCCAATTCTCTGAGGCTCTACCTGCTGATTGACCCTATCAAGAAGATTGTCACGGGATGATTTCATGTATATCAAAGCTTTTTCTATTCTTTGTAAATCTTCTTCGGTCTCTTGACCAAGAATATAATTACAATGAATACAAATAAGACCTTGGACGCCTTGATCATTGTGATGAATATGTCTATCTTTATTACTTGTAAACATTTCATCACAACACATACATTGTTCATGTGAATATAGATATTCAATAAACCATTCAGATATTCCATATATCCTAGCATTATGAAGTAAATTTCTACATGGCTTGCAGATATATTCATGACCAGTCTTAGTTCTTTTGTGCTTATAGAACATTGACAAATCTTTGTCATTTTTACATCTGCGACACTTCATCCTCGTACCTCTTGCCTAGCGGGCTGTTCCAGCAATTTGTTGCGTTTTCATGTCACTATTACTAGTGACAGGGTCCGGTCATTTTTGAACCATATTTTCTTCGAGCAGAGCCAGACTTTCTTGTGCCCAGATCTCGGGAATTCAATTTTGTTACTCTCACTTATGTGAGGGGTGAATCATTTCTGTTCACCTCTGTATGTCTCCATACAGTTCAGACTACATCACTACCTTCTATCCATTTAACACAGGAAATAAGCCTGTGTCTTACTTGATCGGTTTCTTGTTCTAAAAATAAATTACACAATCGACAAACAGAACCTAATACACAATCATCAACATGATGAATATAAGGTTCAAATTTTTGAAATTCTGAACCACAACAATCACAGTTTGTCTTTGATCGAAGAAAATTTACTTGCTCAGGTGTTAAGTTATATTGTTTTGATTTACAATAAATAATATAACACGATTTGCAAGATGTTATAGGTTTTAGAATTCCTTGTGTATTTTTTACTTTATAAAATTTATCAACTGGGAGTGCCTTTTGACAAGTTTTACAAACATGTAAACCTTCAAGAGAATAGTAAGGTACTCGGCGTTTAGTCGTTGAGGGGCCACATAGCTTTCCATCGCGTCGGCTTCCCTGCTGATTGACACTATAAAAGAGATTTTCACGTTGCTTTCCCATAAAAGATAAACAGGATTTTAAACGATGTAAATCATTTGTTGTTTCCTGTCTTAACAAGATATTACAATCCTTGCATACAACACCTCGCATTTTATTATCTACATGGTGTAGATGTTTTTGCTTAGGTTTCATTGCGAACTCAACCCCACAACACATACAATGAGATTGCTCATAATATCTTGCTGCTTGCTTGAATGTTATATTATATCTGTGTGCAGTTTGCAACAGTTTTAAACATTTTTTACATTCATTGCGGTATTTCTTTGAATCTTTTCTAAAATGAAAAGATGTTAAAGATTTTTCTTTACCACATTTGGAACAAGTCTTAAGCATCGTACTCTTTTCTTAACGTGTGTTTCCAGCATATAGCCAAGTTCAACCACATATTTCTATGTGGAGGGCCAATTCAATTTAGCGCGTCATTACTATTTGCATAACATAAGATGTTCATTTTGAACTCCTCTTTTACTTGGGTAAAAAATAATAGATTACTTTTCCCAGGTCAAATTTATACTACGCGCCCCTGGTCCACGCGAAGCAGGCACCCGGATTAACCGGTAGAATGTAAATTTGAAAGTCGCGGAACAATCAAATTTACAAGATTGTTTTAATTCCCGCTCAATCGCTTCTTAATTTGATCGCGATTCTTGCGGTATTGTTCAGGAGTAAGTTTTGAATAATCCATTGAATCTAGATCACCAGTGCCAGAAGCATTTCCAGCACCAACGCCACTAACAACATTACTCTTGAATAAGTTTCCATACATTTTTGGTAGTTCCCTCATACGTTTTACAGCGTCTTGCGGTGTTCGCAAAGTATTTACAGGTTCACCTGTTTTCTCATCAATATCTGGGAAATCAACCATAGCTTTCAAACTGCCGCTTTCTTCGTCATCTTTCAACTGAGTATAAGGACGAAGTAAACTGACAATCTGGTTAGGATTGAAAGCATCAGTCCCCATCGCAGCATCTTGAAGCGAACGGTTCATAGTTTCTTTCTTGAACATGTTTTCCCATTTGTCGGCGCGTTCATTTTCTTCTTTAAGCTTTTCTTCCCATTCTTCTTGGGCCTTCTTCTTCTCATATTCGATTTGCTGTTCTTTTGTGCGGTAACTCTTTTGCAAATCGTCAAGACGCGATTTCATTTTATCTCGCTCATCTTGAGTAAGATTCTGATTTTGGAGTAATTCCTTATATGAATCCTCAAGCTGCTTATACTTTTCTTGGTGTTTTCGTTTATCATCAGCTAGAATCTTGTTTAATTCTTCCTGTGTAAAAGTCTTACCTTCTTGACCTTCTTGACCTTCTTGACCAGTTTGACCAGCTTGACCTTCTTGACCAGCTTGGCCGCCTTGGCCGCCTGTGGCATTATTCAATTCGCCTTCGTTAAAGCCTTCGCCTTCGTAACATAAAATACTTGTCTTCTTCATCATCATGCCTAACCTTTCGTTAGTCAGCCCTACTAATGTTAATTGGATTAACACCACTAAGATATGGTTTTAATAAATTCCATACCCTCATGGTGGGAACACCATACGCTAAGTATTCCATAGCCTCACTACTGTTATCGTAGGTCGTTTTAACAGAGGAGTAAGATTGCCGAACAATATTTAGACGGTCGGCAGCGTCTTCAGGGTCAAAACCCTCAATAAGAGCAAAAGCTATTTCATAGCATGCCCATTTGATTTCTTGTGGTACTTCTGTGTCTTGTCCGCGAGGAAACTCTAATTCCTGTTCTGCATCAGCAGAAATAATTTCATTACGAGTAGGAGGATTACTTAAGATTTTTTCGTATTTTTCCTTTGAAGAATTCCACTCATACATGACTTCCCATACGGAATGTTTCACACCTTTATATCTTAAATTATCAATGATCCTAGTAGCTTCTAGCAATGCTTTGGGCCGGTCTGATGGTGTGGAATCCGACCATGATTCTGAATGTAACTTATTAGCAAAGTAACTATTAGCAGAACTTAGGTTGCCGTAATATGATGACATTATTCACCTTTCCTCAAACTTTTACCTTCACCTCTACTCGGTGTTTCTTTTTCAATTTCAAAAGTCATATCATTTGCTTCTTTTCGTTCTTTTAAACCGGAATCCTTATCCTCATCAATATCTTTTATACCTCTTGCAGCACTTTTTTCTGTTTCTTTTGTATTTTGTTGTGCTTCCATGATACGTTTCGCTCTTTCAATATGGTCTTCTCTTGCCTGTAAATATTCATCTTCACTGAATCCAACTGCAATCGAAGCGGTTTGTTCTCCAACTAAACCAGCCTCATGGGCTCTAATAATTACTTCTGGATCAGATGTGGTGTAGTCAGAATTATTAATTTGAGAGAAAATTGTATCAAGTGTTTTAGTATTAATTTTTCCTGCAAGAAGTGTGGTTACAATGTTCTTGGCCAGTTCTTTCTTGACTTCCTTACCAGGAACAGTGTACATCAGGTCTGAAAGTTGTTTTGCTTCATTGATTCTGTCTTCATCATTCTTTAAACTATAACGATCAGGATACTTTACTATGGCGATTTTTCTTTCTTCTGGTTTCTTGTTTTCATATGATGCCCAGTATTCAGCAATACGTCTTTCAGCACCTTCTAGAATTAAACCAATATAAGAAAGACCAGCCTCTAAACCTTGATCAGAAAGTTTCATCGCTTCTGCTGATATTGCTCTTTGGCCTGTTTTATTTTGAACAGCTAGATTTACCAGTTTTCTAATATCATCCTCAAGTTTTTCTTGAAGTTTCATAGAAGCTTCAAGAGGCTCAGAACTAGGATGAATGAAGGCGGGTCTGTCCGCTTTCATTGGGTATGTACGACCGTGAGATGTACCTGTTTTTGCTTCTTGTCCTGCTTCACTATTATCTGAGGTGCTAGTTGTGCCATCACTGTTAACAGTTTTCTTTAAGTGCGCCCCGACTTGTCGCGGGTCTTTTTGTTCCACATAGAAAGGGTAATTTGCTTTTAATGCATAAGCTACATCACTAGAACCAAGATTTAGAAGTGCTACCTGATGTTTGTAAACATCCTTTAAAATACTACCGCCAAGATTCATCATTGCAAAAGGGATTCTATCTAAATCGAGTTTAATTACAGATTCATCCTCTTTTACAGGTAAACCATAAATATTAATTGGTTGGTCTTCTTCGCCGAAAATCTTCATTCGGACTTTTTTGTCTTCTTCATCAATCCAAATAAGACGATACCGAGTGAAACCACCAGAAGGAAGTGATACACCAGCAAAACCTTGATTATAACTGATGCCTTGATCTCTAAGAAGTACTGTTTTAAAATCCCCTGGCTCTTCTGGTTTTGTTTCTTGCCAAGATAAAATGTCTTCCACTCGATACATATAACAGTAAGGACGTGCATTACCTACATCAGCTAATGTTTGAAGACCACTTAAAACTGGCATATCAACATATACACCAACACGGCCCATAACAAGTAATTCAGTTAAAACATCAATACCAAGAAACGACTGCATGCTACTACCGTTATTATCTACACCGCCTATTTCCCCTGTTGTGGCTCGCATATAATTTTCGCTGCCACCACGGCGGTAGACATCTCGAAGACGCTGAAAAATTGAATTACGCACATCATTAACAGCGGCTTTTGCGTAACTAGGGATTGGTGTATAGAAACGTCGATTTTGAAAATCCCCTTCTGTTTCACGCGAACTAAATTTTTGTAAATTACGTTTTACAAAATTAGGTCCGCCTTCATAAGTTTCACGCCAATCCTGCCAATACAATTCATCTCTTAAATAATGCGGGTGACGTATCGCAGTAATGTAATTTATTTCTTGTGTCATTTATAAAACCTGCTCATCAATATCTTCAGTTTGACCTATACCGGCGGCGAGTGGGTAAGCTATCTCTGCGTAATTAAAAGCGTGCGCATAATGGTCTGGGCCTGTATTCATATAGATAGCTTTGGGGTTTCCTTGTGCATCTTTTTCATATGTGCGAGCCAAATTTTTAATTTGCTCTTTAAATTTGTTTGATGTGTCGGCTGGAAGAGAAACCCTATTTGAATGGAACCTACCAAGAGAAGCATCTAACCAATTAGTGCGGTCTACAGTTATTATAGGTGCTCCACTATCTTCTTCACTGACTTGATATTCTTTTCCAGTCAACCCTTGTCGATAACGACAAAGGTACACAAAACCAGGAAAACGTCTAGCAAAACGCCTTGCATCATTGATTTGAGGGTCAGCATCAATAACACAGGCTTTGACTTGCCAATCATACATTAAAGGATCTAATGAAGAAAAATCACTACCTGAAAATTCCCCTTCCCATAAAAGTTTTGCATAAGCCGACGCATTTATATCTCCTGAACCGCCTTTAAAAATATATTCAACAATACAAACGTTGTTCATTTTTCCTTGATCAATACCCATTACAATACATCGTTCTGTTCCAACTGTTGGGAATTGTTCATTTTTAAAATATGTTTTACAAGCTTGGTCAAGTTCTTCTTCTGTAACTTGGCCTCCATCAGGAATAAAGGGAGTACCTTGTTTTGAATTATAAAATTCAACCATTGCAGCTTCATCACCAAGACCTCTAAAATAAGCTATAGCTAAATCAGAGGCAGTAACAGTGTAAGAGTACATTTGGTTGATGTAAAAACTACGATGACTATCAGACACCGTTGTTGTCGGCTTCCAAAAAGCAGGTTTCAAAATTTCAGGTTTTTCTTCTTGTTTTATTTCTTTTTTACATTCTTTACATTTAAGAAAAGACTTTTTTACATCTGGGTCTGTTATTGAATCACCGCAAATTTCTAAACAATCTGGAAAAATAAATTCAGTTGATCTTCCGCATCGAGGGCAATCAAAATAGAAATGCTCTTGTGTTCCTTGAAGAAAAAGTTTATGCACTCCAAATTTCGGGATTGTTGGCGTGCTTAAAGATAAAACTGATTTTTCAAGGTGCCCAGACAAACGTTCAAAAGCCAACCAGATTTGTTTCTGGTCCATTTCATCCATTTCATCAAGAATCAATACTGATACTGGAATGGATTTTAAATTGCTATCGCCTCGTGAACCTCGTATATATAAATTAATACCTCCTGCTTGCTTTAGTCCGACAGTATTTGTGTCAGTGAATAAATTGCTAAGATAAGGACTATTAAGTAAAGCAGTATTAAAACGAGACTTGGAAAAATCACTAGCATTTAAAGCTGTTGGTAAGACATAAAGCACATCACGTTTTCTTACATCAACTGTAAAAAAAGCAAGATTAACAGCAACTTCTGTCAGCCCTAATTGAGCTGCTTTCATTATTGTGTTATACTCTGCTTTTGAATCATGTATTTCTCTGCACCAAGGGTGATACTTGAAGTTATACGGACCTGGAAAAGGGGCTCCCATCACTCTTCGATGTGTTACCCATCTACTACAGTTGTTTAATGTTTTTGACACTAAACCATTGTGTAGAGTGTCACCAAAATCTGTTAGGAGTCCCATTAATATTCCTTGGCTCACTACTATGATTTATAATCGTTGCTCGTGCGGGGTTCAGATTGTTTAGGTTGTTTTGCTCGCTCGCGTGCTTCTTTTTCTTTTTTCTTTCGTTCTTTTTCTTGCTTCTTTTCAAGATCCTTCTTTTCTTTTTCAAGCTTCTTCATAGCAATAAAATCATTAACATCCATGATACCACGTTCAGGATGCCAGGCACGAGAACTCATAGCTTCACCATCACTTTTTCCAACTGTGATGGCTTCAATCAGTGCCTCGGACGTGTCATCTGGAATATCTAATACAGGCGTGTTGGATTGTACTGAAGTAATCTCACCTGCTTTTGTTTTGCATCGACATCGAGTGTGAGGTGCATTACGAAATGGATTTAGAATCTGCATTGTACCTCTCTACCTTTCAGAAATTAATTTCGTTCACATCGTCAACAAAGTTGCTACAAGTAGTCTTACACTTCTATTATGTGCGTTTTAGTGGGCCAACGTATGTCCACACTTTAATATATTAATTGCAGCATTGTGATCTCGATTCATAATCAAACCACAATGTTTGCAAGTATACTCTCGTTCACTTAACGAAAGCTTCTTTTTTGTTCCACAATTAGAACAAATTTGGCTGCTTGGAAACCATTTATCAATAACAATGACAGTGTTTCCTCGCAACTTAGCCTTATAATTCAAAAACTGACGAAATGTGCCAAAACCAGCATCGCTGATAGCTCTAGCCAACTTATGATTCTTCAGCATTTCTTTAATATCAAGGTCTTCAATACAAATAGTTTCATAAGTTTTAGTTAAATAATCCGTCAATTCATGTAAAACGGCCTTACGTTGATTAACAATCCGACGATGAATACGAGCAACTTTAAGCTTGGCTCTTGCTCTGCGGTTACTGCCTTTCGTCTTTTTACTTAATCGACGTTGATTTTTCTTTAGTTTATGTAATGAATCTTTTAACTTTTGATTTGCTGGAAATTCAACCCCGTTAGATAACACAACCAAATTTTTCACACCAAGGTCAACACCAACAACGCCTATACCATGTTTAGTTTGATAATCATTAGTTTCAACTAATATACTAGCGTAGTATTTACCTGCAATTTTACTAATTGTTACCTGTTTACATGTGCCAGACCAACGAACTTTCTGACTTAATTTGATCCAGGTATCTAATCTTGGGATTTTTAACCATCGACCATTTACTTTAAATAGTTTGCTTTCTCTAAAAGCGAATGAATCATTGATACCTTTCTTTTTGAAACGAGGGAAACCAGGTTTCTCACCTGCTTTTACTCGTCGAAAGAAATGCTTAAAGGCGTTATCAATATCATCAACAGTATTTCTAGTTACTCGTTGACTAATATCGGAATACCAACCAAACTGTTTGCGAAGATTTTTATAAACCTCGTGAGCAGTTTTTCTTGACCATTTTTCATGTTTAAAATGATCTAATAATTGATTATAACAATGTCTACGAGAACCAAAAGCACGTTCAAAGTACTGTTGTTGTTCGGGGGTAGGATAAAGTTCAATCTTATGTGCTAACAACATTTAATTCGCTTTAATGGCTTGATCTCGAGTCTGCATTATACCGTTCCATAAGAATCAACGGAAGAAGTTGGAATAGAATCTTCAGTATGTCTTCCCAATTGTTTTTAAACCAGTCCCAGACATTCCTAAAGAAACTTTTCCAACCACTCCCATAAAGTCTCTTAGTTGTGAGTTGTTTATCAATTTCTTCAGCCCAGCGTTGAAGAATTTCTTTATCTTTGGTGGCATTTAAAACTGCTTCACATTCAATATCAGTAATTTCACCATTAAAGTGACTAATAATGGCTTGACGACGTGCTTTGCGTGCTAATCTTCGTGTGTTCATTTGCTCGCCTTAATTGCTTGACCTTGTTCTGCTGCCTTGTTTTTGGCACGTTCGCGGCTTGATTTGTTGTTAGGAGTATAGGTGTAGCATTTGCCTTCGGTTCCCCAGCGATAGCCCGGCTTGCCATTCTTTTGACATCTTTGTACTGGCATTAAAATACCCCCTCAATCCAATCACTACAAATTAATATTTTATTGTCTGTTCCTGATGTGTTTTCTACTATAACTGAGTAACGTGTACCCCTCTTTAAAATCCATTCTCGATGCCCATCAAATTTCCCTGGTAACAACCATCGGTTTCTATTGCTAAAACCAATTTGCAAATTTTCAACTAATGCTACAGCGTTAACTGTATTTACTGTGGCGTTTTTTACAACATTTGAAGTTTGTGTTTCGTTATGATGTTGTCTACTAGCATTAAGAGGTGTGACAGGTGTACCATTTTGAGTTGTTACATCTTCATATATAGATACATTTGCTGTGTTTTCAGTGTCAATACAAGTAAGAAAAGATAAAGTTACATTATTAGGTGTAGTAAAACTCAATGACATTGAATTGCCACTACCAACATTTTCACTGTTATAAAAAAAATATTGTCTACCTTCATGTAAATCATTATGTCTTGGATTAATAGCTAAAATCGACCGTGTATAATCATCAACTTTCACTAATGATTTTTCACCTGTCACTTGTATTGGCATCGCCATTATTCAGTCTCCGGTTCAGTTTCATACCAATCAAGTCGAAGTAACATTTCGTTGCTTGCACCTGCTGTGTTGTCTAATTCAAACGTATATACTGTATTTTCTTTAAGTACCCATTCGTGCCTAGAACTTGTTTGACCACTATCTGAACTAAAAAATGACTCTTCATAACCGACATTATGAGTCACAAGCGTTGTTGCATTAGTGGTTGTGATTGTGCCGTTCTTCACCATATTAGTTGTTTCAGATGAATCAACATAATTTCTATTGGAGTTTCTTGCTGTTAGTGCATCTCCACTTGCTACTTCAGATTTTTCATATAAACTAAAAACTGCTGAATTTTCAGTTCTAAAGAAATACTCTATGTGAAGT